GAATCGTCAACCTCACCTTCTCCGGTGGCGCGTTGGCGATTCGCGACTAGATCCCTACGCGAAACGATCATCAGAGGTCACCCGACATATCCATGCCGACCAGCCAGCCGACGACGCATCCGAGCACCAAAGCCACGACCGTGATAGGGACCCAAGTGCTGGCGGCCACAAGAGGAGTCAGGGCTACGAAACCTGATTCCGTCATTTGTCCCCCTCGTGTTGCTCGCGCCCATCAAGTGAGTGGTGTACATGGAGCCAGCCGAACGATCCATCCTCGCGCTCGACCGGCTCGACCGTCGGAATACAGGGGCAGTCCTCGCCATCGACTTCGTGCTCGATCAGGTCGCGGGTTGGGTAGACGTGCCAGTCGTTGCTACTCACCGGCTCTCCCAGACCACGGCAGCAACCTCGTTCGGGTCAAGGTGGAACAGCGACATCTCCCCGTGCCCGAAGTTCGTCCACGAGAACCCGGAGAAATCGCCCAGCCCGTTCTTGCGCTTCACGAACTCGGTCACCCGCGCGGACACCTTCGCTCCGCTCTTGAGGGTGATGTGCACCCAGCCGCCCCCGTCGCTGGAGCTGGACGCTTCGTCTACGCTCATCTTGTCGACTCCTTCATAGTCGGCCTTGCCCCTCATCCGTGTCTGCGGGTGGGGGGCGCTTTCGTCTGAGAGTAGCGCACCCCCAAGAGTCTTAACTACCCCCAGCGCCGCCCAGTCCCGCGAAGGCCCGCAGCAGCCAGCCGCGCACCCAAGCCAGCCCGGCGACGAGCAGACCCGACGCCACGGACGCCCGCAGCAGAGACCCGACGCACGCCCAGCGAGGCAAGCTCAAGGTGCCGGGTGTAGCCAGACGGGACACGGCAGACGTGAGCGACTGACGCTTGGCTGGGTGGAAGGTACTTCGGATGCTGCGTCAGCAAGGTCCGGGGTGTTCAGCGTCGCCGCAGTAGGTGCACATCTGGCAGACCTCATGGCGAGCGATCTGGATAGGCGAACTGCCGCATAGACCATCTACATCGGCAGGAAACAGCGTCTTGCGCAAGTAGCGCGACCCGACCGCAATCGGCTTTCCACACTACTCGCACTTGTAGGTGCGGCGAGAACGTTCTACGAAGCGCGTGGTGCTCACGGACGCGGCTTCAGGTCGGCGCGGATGCGAGTGGCGATGGCCGCTACTGGCGAACCCCCGAGGCCGATCCAGAACTTCTCCGTCTGCAACTGCTCGACGAACGCCTCAACGCGCAGGATTGCCTCGCATGCTTCATCGCGCTCGGCCTCCATGCGTGCGGCAACCTGGGCGTTGATCTCAGCCATGGTCAGATACTCGATAGCTCGACCTCGCTCTTCAGAGAGCGCGTCCTGCAATCTTGCGCGCTCCCACTGGGGCAGTCCGTTCGTCAGCGCTTCAGCCAAGCGGTACGGCAGGCAAGGCGGCGCAAGAAGAGTCAGACGCACACCCATGTTCGGGCGACCGCCCTCATTGCACCAGTGATCACCCTCGTGCTCAGCCATCACGGCGAGTGCGTCGATGTCAGGCATCGACAATCTCCGCTTCAATAGGGCCGCTGGAGCGAGCCGCACGAATCTCTCGCGCATTGGCCTTCGCTTCATGTCGAAGCTGCCAAGGAGAAGCAAGGTGATAGCCCGTGACTACGCCGTAAGCAACCTCAACGTCTCGCAGCATCTTGCGCCGCGCCCCCTCCGCAGTGAAGGCGCGTCGGCAAAAGCGCACGCCCTCGGCCTCTGCCTGCCACGGGCGGTGAGGACGACGAAGCGAACGCAACTGGCGCCAAGTCACTCTCAGGTACCAGATGCGCGAGGCTTTTTTGCCAAGTTTTGGGGTCCTGCCCGTGATGGCGCTACGAAGCGCCCAGGGGTGAGGCCACCAGCGATGAGTCCACCAACCGATGCGGTAGGTCTCGACGTCAATCACTTGTTCCTCCTGACGTAGTTGACGAGAGCGCGGCGGACCACGTCAGTCAGCGTCTCGCCCTGCTTCTCGGCCGCTGCCTGAGCAGCGGCGTACTCCTCGTCAGGGATGCGGAAGCCCCTGGTCTTCGTCTTCGGCTGATTGGGCACGCTCGACCATACCGAGTATCTGGTGTGCATGCGACGACAGTAGCACGGTGTGCATGCACTCTGTAGGCTAGGTGCATGCACACCGGGTACGAGCAGTGGGCGTTGCCGTTCATCTATGCCAAGAAGATCACCGTCCCCTACAAGACGCAGATCGTTGCCACCACGGACCCTTCTAAACCCAAGATCGCCACCACGACTTCTACCGGTTCGCTGATCGGCATCACCAAGCAGAAGGACGGCACCGAGTGGGTTTGGTGGTCGGCCAAGGGCAGTTACCTGCGAGCGGCGGTACTGGTCAACGGCAAGCTGCCTATCGTTCACATCCCGAAGCCCAAAAAGCCGCGCATCCCGAAGGTGCCGAGTTGCCGGGTCTGCGAGAACCCGCTGGGTCCGTGGCGTACGCACAACCAGAAGTACTGCTCGAAGGCATGCCGAGACGTCGTTGTGTCCGCCCGCGAGATGAAGAAGCGGGCGCGTAAGAGGCCGTGCGAGATGCCGGAGTGTCGTCGCAAGGTGTCCGGTCGAAGCGGTCTGTGCAGCAAGCACTACCCCCACGGGCACCGCGAACGGGCTGCTTACTGGGGTGTCAGGTCAACGTGCAGTGCAGCCACCTGATCTGCAACATCCGGAAGTCGAATCGATTGAGTCTCTAACAAGCAGCGCGGTGGCACAGGATCGCTGCGGCCTAAACAGACCGCTTCGGACTCTCGGGCTCGACCGGCTGCGAAGGTCTGGCCCTTGCGCCTGCTTGCGCCTGCTGCCGTGATCCCTGCCTGCGGCCCTGCCTAGGCCCGCTCCGGTTGACAGGCACAGCCGTTCCTGACAGGACAGACAGAGCGAGCTGCCGAATGGCTGTTGGAGGGGAGGGGGCTGCTAGATTTGGGGTTGAAATCCGCTAGCGGATTTCATGCTAACCGGATCAGCAAGCGTCCTTGCCATTTCAGCAGGTCAGGCGGCGTGTCGCGCGAGTCTGGTATGTGGCACGGAAGGGCTGCGGCTGGCACCGGAGGGCAGGCCGTGGATGGGCTGGGCGGCGGGGTCACAGGCTGCTGGGCGGACACTGGCGGCAGGGTCGAGCTCGGCAGCCGGGCGAGGCTGGGGGTGCGCAGGCGGACTGCGGAAGGGCCGTCAGCGGGACTGCGGCGGCGCGGAAGAAGAGACCGCGCAGTCAGCGCCAGCGGTCGGCAAGCCGTCGAATGTACGTCGGGTCACCAGTTGCCCCACACCACAAGCCAGCGAGGTACGCGCGTATCAAACGAGGGCGACTGCTAACTCGACCTCCAGCCGTCAATGCGTAAACGATGTGCTTGGCGACTTCTTCTGCATCTACGGCAGTGGCGGTGGTGTTCTCGTGGATCGCTTTCGCAACCCAAGCAACGTCATCGGCGTAACTCACTGCTCCCCCTTGGTGCGTCTCAGCTCGGCCTCTGCCGCTAGGTGCCGCCCCCGCCATGCAGCAGAAGGGACCACAACACGGTTTTTAGTCAACACGCGAAAGCATCCGCGCGTACACGACTGGCCCTCTCGGACAAAATCACGTGAGGTGTAGTCAACCCATTGCTGCGTCCAAGAATGCAGATGAAGGATCACTGCCCTCTCCTTGACCTGATTTGCTTCGGGTGCTTATCGCAGGTCCCGCTACCGTACTGAAATCCACCGTGGGTGTAGCAGTAGCGATCTCCGCCGTACTCGATACGACCAAGTGAGCATCGACCCGCCTGCACGTCCTCCTGCTCAAAGGTCTGTGGTGTCCAGCCGCTCACAACTTCTCCCACTCGTCCGGGTGCTCGCGCTTCGTCTTCTCGACGTAGGCGGACCAGTCGCGTCGGGTCACGTGGCTGATGTTCTCGCCGTTGATGTCGACTGCCCGCAGCATGTCGCTCCACAGGGGGTCGGTCGCTTTGACGGTGCGCGTCTTCAGCGGCGGTTCGTCTCGTGGGCGATGAGGCACAACTAAGGGTATCGACATGCCGCCACTCTAGCGGGTGTACACGACGCGGCTACACCGTGTGTGTATTCTTCTGGCATGCAGCGGAGCCGCCGCCGCACCCATCCCCGAAGGGAGCACGCATGAACCAGGACCGGTCCCCGTGAAGGGCGGTCCGGGTGGGGCGTCGTTCCTCGCAGCCGTCGTGGTTGTCTGCCTGACTGTCTGGGTCATCTTCCTCGCTTCGGGCGAGGCCGACCCCCGCGTTGTCGACGCTTGGCTCGGCAGCCGACATGGCTAAGTCGCAGTTCGTGAGCGACCAGCAGACGGTCGCTTGGCTAGCACGCCACAAGGTCGGGCTGCTGTCAGTCCTCGCTGGCGTTGTCGCTGGTGAGTTCTGGATGGTGCACCTGACTGGGCTCTACCTGCCGATCTCTGGCATGATCATGTTCGCCCTGCTCGCCTACGGGATCCGGTGGCTGGCCGGCCTCGCCTGGTGGTGGAACCGTCGGAGGATTCTGCTCGCCAAGCACAGCCTGCCCGCCCCCGGACCCGTCGAGATGTGGCGGCGTCGCAGCGAAGAGCGTAAGAAGATGCGCTACGTCACGAAGCAGTGGAACGCGTTCTGCACCGCCAACGGCATCGTCGGCACCGGGAAGATCGTTCCCAAGCTCCACCAGTTCGCGGCCACCGTGAACGGCGACCTCACCGCAGTCATCTCCCCCGGTGCGATCGGCGTCAAGGACTCGGGCCGAGGCTGCGGATCCGCTCGACGGCTGTCATGCCAGCAGCGTGCATGGCTGAGATGCTCGGCAGGCCGCTACTACCCGGCGAGCAGGTTCACCACCGCAACGGCGTCAAGGACGACAATCGCCCAGAGAACCTCGAGTTGTGGGTTGTCTCGCAGCCGTCAGGCCAACGCCGCGAAGATCTCGTGGCCTGGGCGTGGGAGATCATCCGCAGGTACGACAGTGAGAAGGGTGCAGAATGATCTGGTTTCTAGTTGGTCTCGTGGTCGGGCTGGTGCTCGGAACTATCACGACGGCGCGTCACCTTCGGAAACCGCAGCCTGTCGCTCCCGCAACGGAACGCCAGCTCGCCTACATCGATCGACTAGAGGGCGAGACCGGTGAGCATGCTGACTGCACCGGTTACAACGTTGATCAGGCCAGCACCTACATTGATCGCTTGCTCAAGGTTAGGGCTGAGGACGAGGCCGGGGATGAAGATGACTGAACTGTCAGCGGCCAGTGACACGATGCGAGCAGGAGGCACACCATGACCGAGGGCTTGATCTCAACCTATGAGGGCCGCATGATCCTGTGCGGCATCCTCGCGTTCCTCGGCGTGCTCGGCAGCATCGCCCTCACCCTTGCCACGCATGTACGCAAGGGGCTGCCCCTCACGACGCAGACCGACCGCGTGACCGGCGTCAAGGAGCACGGGTTTTTTCGCTGGTTTGTCACCTTCGCCGCATTCCTCGCCGGCCCTTGGCTGCTGCTCATGTTCGCCATGACCGGCACCCACTACGTCCTGATGCTGTGGCACTGGGCGGTTGCGAACTGGGGCGTCCTCGTCATCGCCGCCGCCGCTAGCTCGCTCGCTGTCGGCGCATGGGTCCTGCGCCGCACTAGCCGCCACGAGCTTGCCGTCGAGCCGAACGCCCTAGCCGCGTCTGTCCCCGCGCCTGCCGTGGCCGCACAGCCCCTCGGGTGGTCGCTTGACCCCAACGCGCCGCAGTGGAGCGACCGGTGAGGATGCTCGGTCGGCTGGGCTGGTTCGGTCAATGCTCCTGCTGCAACGGACCTAGAGGCAAACACGAGATGAAGCGGCTTGAGGAACGTCAGTGGCGCAAAGAGGCGCTAGACGCACGCCCGCCCCCGTGGACGGCTCCTGCGGTCGAAGGGAACTGGAGCGACCGCGTATGAGCGACCAAGAGAAGTGCATCGGACGGATGCGCAAAGAGAAGGATCGCGCTGCTGACGGTCTGGGCGGCTGTCTTCGCTGCGGCCTCGGCCCGTGTCGCGACCCCGAGATGGCTGCCGAACTGGGGCGCATGCTTGCGAAGTACACCAAGAAACGGGCCTAGACGCACAGCAGCCCCGGACCCTTCGCGGGAGTCCGGGGCTGCTTGCTGTCTGCTACCCGTTCCGGTCCGCGTTGGCTAGTTCAAGCCTCTCCCACTCGAGAAGGTTGGCGAGATGCAGGAACTCAACTGCGTGTTCATCTTTCGGGTCAGCGTGAACCACCGTCCGCAAGGCTTCGGCGGCGTTCCGAAGTTTCTCGTCTTGGGTCAATGGGCGGTTAGGGGGAGCCGCGTTGCCCATTCGTCCATTGACGCAGATGTGGTGATGAAGCCAGCCACTCTTATCGACAACGAACGGACCGCGCCCGCAGCGGTCACACATGCGCTGGGCAACCATCAGGGCTCGCGCTTCTCGACCAGCAGCAGAAGTTCGAGCACGGCTGCGTAAGCCTCACCCGAAGCCTTGTGGCAGGCGCGCTCGGTCCGGCTCGCCGTAGTGGATGCAGCGGCCACGAACTTCTGGGCGGCAGCCATTGCCCGAACCATGCCGATCACCTCGGCCAGCGTCGGCAGGGGTTCGGCATTAAGCCGCTTGGACCCGCTGCGGATAGGGAAAGGGTTGTCGAGGTGCGGCTCAGCCTCTGCTGCGGCTGCCCTCAGCGCATTCAACCGCGCCGTGACTTCTTCGTTCATCTCGGAACCTTCCCGCCGAAGTACCCGGCGATCGTCTTCTCGGCAGGCTTCCCCTGCCACGAGAACGACGTGTCCGCCGCCCCACCATCCGTGGTCGCATTCATCGTGCGGTAAAGCATTACACCGTCAACCTCAGACCATCCTTCCACCGTGTGCAGCAGAGCATGAAACCACCGCTCCTGCACCTTCAGATCCACCTTCGCCGCCGCAACCTCAGCCGGCGTCTTAGCGAACCGGTCATCCCACGCAATCGACCGCAACCCCGTCTCAGCCAGCACGATCCGCTTCCCGTACCGCTTCTTCGCCGACTTGAACTCGCCATGATCCTGCGCAAGTTTCCGCTTCAAGTCCCCGTAGGTCGCGCCCTCCTTCGGCACACGCGGATACCAAGTCGCCGAGATGTAGTCGAGCTTCTTGACCCACTTCGGATCCAGCAGCAGCAACTCGTCCCCCGTGTGCGCGGCGTACGTCAACTTCATCCGCCGCCCAGGGTCAGCCGCACGCAGAGCCGCGATCGTCTTCAGCCACCGCGCCGTGTTGCCCTTCGCCGTCATCCCCTTCTGCTCGATACCGATGATCAGCGTGTCCGCACCCTCATCGAGACCGATCCCCTGGTACTTCAGCAGCCACTTCGTCCACTCGCGGAACTCCACATCCGACCCGGGAATCTTCGCCCGCCACGAATGATCGACCAACTCCAGATGCGGCGCGATCACCACACCCAAGCCGCACGCTCGAGCGTTGCGGATCGCCTGACGGAACTGCACATCCGTCGCCGTCGGCTCCACGTTCTTCTTCGCCTTCCGCTTCGTGATCACCCGCGACGTCGGCGTGTCCTGGATGAGGACCGGGTTCAGCGTGACGTGGTTTAAGCCCGTCGTCTTCAGGTCGCAGTAGACGGCCTTCACGCTGGCCGAGTCGAGCTGCTGGCCCGGCATCGCCTGGATGTTCGCCGACTGCATGTGGTTGCCCTTCACGTCCGCGTGAGCAGGCACGGCGACAGCAGCGAGGACGAGGCCAGCAGCGAGGGCCGGGAGGATGCGCTTCACGAACGGACCATCCCTTGCCGAGATGCCATCTTGGCGTATCGGTCGTAGATGACGATGGAACCCGCTACGGCGACGTTCATCGACTGCGGCGCAGGGGTAGGAATCTGCACAAGGTGATGACAGCGGTCAGTCACTGCGGGCGGCAGGCCGTGGTCCTCAGCGCCGAGCAGGTAGATTCCGCGCTCCGGGTGCGTGAAGTCGTTTAGCATCCGCGCTCGCGGGTCCAGTTCGACGCCGATGAGTGGAGCCGAGAAGGGCAAGTGCTTGATCAGATCCGAGAGGTCTTCGAAGTGGAACAGCGGCTTGTGCTGCGGGGTGTTCATCGTGTCCGCCGCACGGCGCTGATAACGCAAGCCGACCGTGAAGACGAACGCTGCTCCGTAGAGGTTTGCCGTTCGGTAGAGGCTGCCGACATTTACCTCGGTCTTCGGGTGGTAGACGCCGATGGCGAAGTACCCCCTCACGAAAGGTTCGCCACGTCGGAGGCCACGTGCTCACCGACCACCCGGTAACCAGCGTCTGAAGGATGCCCGGTGGCCTGGTCGACGTAAGGGTTGTCCTTCCACGCAATGCCCGGTCGAAACCAGCCCTCGCCGATCGCGTCGATGAACGGCACATCCGCAGCCCACGCCGCAGCCCGGAGCTTGTCGTTCACCTTCACCGTCGCCGCATCCGGTGTACCCGAGATCGCAGTCGGACCCACGACGACGATCAGCGCCGACGGATACCGCTTCTTCGCGGCCTTCAGCGTCATGTTCGCGTTCGACGCCAGCGTGCTCACATACGCCTTGTCGTTCGTCGACCCTTGGAGGATCACCACGTCGTACGCATCCGCAGGGTGACGGTAGACGCGCTGGCCGAACGTGTTGTCGCCGTACGTCGTCCGGTTCACGTAGCCGCTGCCCCCCTTCCCATCCTGCGTCAGCGGCATGCCGAGCAGAGACGCAGTGACGGGAGCCCAGCCGAGGCCGTTACTCGAGACGCGGTCGCCGACACCCTCCGTCCACGAATCGCCGATGACGAGCAGGCTGTCAGTGGCAGCCTCAGCCGGGACCGCCACCGTCAACGACGCGGCGATCAGGGGCAGGGCTAGCGGGGCGAGGGTGTGCTTCACGACTCGCCCTGGTTTGCGGCGCGGACCTTCGTGGCTGCCTCGATACACTCGCGCGCGATACGTAGCAGTTCCATTTCCGTCAGGGGAACTCTCACAACCCGCGATGACTTGCCGACGAATAGCGCCAGCTCGGGGCGGGGGTGGTGTCGAACATGGCGTCGCGTCTCGGGGTCAAGCGTCTCCGTGGGGGCTTCAATGCGCCCTAGGCGGTACTGAGGTTTTGCTTGTACGTTCATGTTCAGCCGATCCTTTGGTCGTGATCCATTGGGTTAGGTCAGCCCTCGTCACGCACGCCAGTGCGGGGCGAGGGCGCTTGCTGCTTGCGGTAAGGGTTAGACGGCACGGGTCCACGCATCCAGAGTGTCCGGGCGCTCACGAAGCCACCGCTCCCGCTCCTCGTCGGTCACGTCACTCATCGCGAGACTCCTGGTCGGGCTGGTCAGCGAGGGAGAGCAGGGCCTCGTGGCTCATCGCCGCTCGCATGATGTCGTAAGCGTGCACATAACCGCCGGCGCGGTAGCCCTCTAGTGCGATGTCTTCACAGGTCCCCACCGTTCTCGATTCGCTCCGCCTGATCGTGTAGCCACCCCTTGATCGCCCACCCGGTTTGCTTGTCGTCGCCAGCCCACCGCAGCGCCTTGACGGCTCCCCCGCGCTCCGCAGCCTCGACCCGGCGCAGCAGCTCGGCGCGCTCCGCCAGCAGCCACGCGAGGTCAGCGGGAGCGTTGGCCGCAACTTCGTCGCACGCTCTGATGTGAGCCCAGAGCGCATCTCCGCGCAACCACTCGCTGCCTTCTTCCGTTGACGCTGCTGCGAGGCGTGCGCTGATCTGCGCGGCGCGGTCGACGTCAGGCATCGGGCGTCCAGTCGGTGCAGTCCTCGACCAGGTACGAACCCATCACGGCCTCCCACACAGCTTTTTCCGCGTCACGGTTGCCACGGCGCAGGCTGGACAGGTCAAGCTCCTGACAGTGGCGGTCGTCGGGACCCGTGCCCCACCAGAGGGCGTCGGCACCCTGCGCGTTCTTCGCTAGGAACAAGTGCGGTTCGGTACTCTCGGCCATGCTGACTCCTTAGTTGGTCGGCCACGCCCCCGGTCAGTTCGACGCTGACGCGGGGGTCTTGCGTTACTTGGACTTCTTGACGTACGCGGCAGCAGCGCGGCGCACAATCTCGCTGGCAGACTCACCGTTCGCCTTCGCTGCCGCGATGAACTCCTGCCGTAACTGGCGAGGCAGACGGAACGTCGTCGGCACCATCGGCTCTTCGGTCACCAGTCAGCCCCGTTCTCGATCGCGTCGGCGCGGGCTAATGCGTTGAAGTAAGGCCATGTTGCACCGCGTCCCCAGCAGTCATCGGCAAAGCCACGCAACTCCTTGACGACGGCTGCGCGGGTCCGGTCGGGCTCGGTGAGGACGGTGTGCGCGAGGTCACGGATGCCATCGACTCCCGGGTCTCCATCTCCGGCGTCGATGTCAGCAAACGCCTCCGCAAGCCATTGCTGCGCCTCCTGTGGGGTGACGATGCGCGGGGCGGTCTGCTCGGTGCTCATGCCCTCATCATGGCACACCGCCATACGTCAGCGCAATACGTCTAGCCTGCGAGTCTTTGACCGAGAATCTGCATTCGACGGGTCAGACGCCGAGCGACTTCTCCACAGCCCGCACCGTCGACGCGTACCACTGCTTCCCCGCCTGCGACGTCGGCTCGGCACGCTCGTTCAGCAGCCCCGAGATGTGACGGTACGACCGCCCCTCCTGCCGCAGCACCCGGATGAACGTCGCCGTCTCCTCGCTCACCCCAGACGGCCGGCCCAACACCTTGCCCTGAGACTTCGCCACCGCCAGAGCAGCCTTCGTCCTCGAGGCGATCATCCGCCGCTCCCACTGAGCCAACGCCATGATGATGTTCGCCAGCAGCTCGCCGTTGATCGTGGACGTGTCAATACCAAGGTCGAGCGCAACGATCGACCAGCCGTTGTTCTGGCCGCGCTCCATCAGCCGAGCGAAGTCGAGCAGGCTACGCGACAAGCGGTCGAGTTTGCTGATGACCAGGACGTCAGCCTCGCCAGCGTCGAGCGCCTTCAACATCTTCTCCAGCTCAGGACGCCGCCTCATCGACTTCCCAGACGCGACGTCCACGAAGATCTCGCCCATGTCCCAATGTCGGTAGGCGACGTCGGCCACGATCTTCTCGCGCTGATCCGCCAGGCCGTAGCCGCGCTCACCCTGGCGGTCTGTAGAGACGCGGCAGTAGCCGAACGCGGTCGTCACTGCTCGGGCTGGTCGGCGAGAAGTTCCTGGATCCTCTGCGCCGCCGCTGCCCGGGTCATAGTGTCGAGGTTTGCGGTGGGGCCGCTAGCGAGCCAGCGCGACTCTGCTTCAACCCGCGCCACCTTGCCCTGAAGGTCGAGCGCGAGAGTTGCGAGATCGTCAATCAGTGGAGCGAGGTGTGTTGCTAGCAGTAACGCGTGGTTGTACGAGCCGTTGCCTATCACCACCGGACACCCAGCGGATTCCATCAGCCGCACAAGAACCGTACCTGTCGGATCGGTCAGCACCTTGGCGGGGTCGAGGCCGTTCTGCTCGGCGGTCACAGGGTCGCGCCGTTCTCTTGCGCAGACTGGCAGTCGAGGGCACGAATCGAGGTTGCGGCGGCGTTGGCTGCTTCCTGGATTAACTCGACGTGCGACTTCGGCTGCCACTTAGGATCGGTGTCGCTCCACCTCTCCGTGTGGTGGTAGCCCTTTCCTGCGGCGCAGACGGCGGAAAGAGTGCGGTCTACTGCACCCACGCCAGTCAGATCGAAGCCGAAGTAGTAAGCGTGGTCGCGCAACTGCTCCTCTGCGGGAGACTGCAAAGCGGCGATTTCCTCTGCCAGCGCCTTGACCGCTCCCGCGCGCTCCGCAGCCTCAACTCGGGCCAGCAACTCGGCGAGGGTCGCGTGGTCGATCATGTAAGCGCAGTCGCCTTCGCTGCCGTCGTGCTCGTGGTACAGGTCGCAGGTCATCGCTGCAAGGCGGGCGCTGATCTGGTCGGCGCGGTCGGTCTCTGTCATCATTTCCCCTAGTCAGACCCCATTTGGAGGGGTACTTGCTGTACACCTGAACCTAATGTACACCAGTGTTGAATGGGTGTACGCGTGAGCAGAACAACCCGATCGTGTTACCTTGAGTTTTGGCAGAGCGTTCTGAAACACGGACGTGGTCACCACTTCGAGCGGCCCCGTGCCTGTGCCCCACCTACTGGGGGTGCAGTACCGGGGCCGCTGCGGTTGTCGAGCTAGTTGGCCCAACGTCTTGCACGCCGCGTGCATAGAGTCTACAGTCGGGGGCATGACACTTACAACGCCGGAACTTGACAAGCAGGCGGCGCTCATCAAGAGCGGTCAGCCCCAAGTTGTCGAGGACTTCATCGACTGGCTCAACGCCAATGGCTACTGCATCTCGATCAAATGCACCGTGGAGCACGACGGCTACTACTGCGGCGTCTGCCAAGACACCGGGATCTCTCAAGCCGCTGTTTACGACTTCGAGTCGCTCATGGCCGAGCACTTCGGCATCGACCGGCATAAAGTTGAGGAGGAGCGTACTGAACTCCTCCGTAGCATCCGGGCATGAACGGTTGGAAGGTTGTTAGCCCCGAGGAAGCGAAGATCGTGATGTCCGGTCGCTGGGCTAGCAATCTTGCTCATACCGTTGCCACCGAACCAGACCGACTCCGCGCGGAGGTTGTCCGGGCTTTGCGTGATCATGCGTTTTTGCTACTACGACGAGCCGAGACTACGGCTTCCGTGACGCTCTATAAAGCAGCCGACGTCATTGAAAACGGGGCCGACTGGTGACCGACCTCATCGGCACCCCCGAAGCTGCACGACGCCTCGGCAAGCACCGGTCCACGTTCAGCCGCCTTGTCACCGCCGGCCGCATCACCCCCGTGATCCGAGCAGGCAACCGAGGACCGATGCTGTTCGACCCCGCTGAGGTCGACCGGCTCGTCGCTGAGATCCTCGCAGCTCGCTGCGCTGACTAGTATGAGCACCGGTCTCCGAGTCCTCGACGCCTTCTCCTGCAAAGGTGGTGCCGGCCAGGGCTACCTCGACGCAGGCTGCAACGTCGTCGGCGTCGACATCAAGGACTACTCCGACGAGTACCCGGGCCTGTTCATCCAGGGCGACGCAGTGGCGTTCATCCGCGACTACGGACGCGCGTTCGACCTCGTGCACATCTCCGCGCCGTGCCAGCCGTACACGCGCGGCAACGCAATGCGGCGGGTGAACGGCGTTGACCCTCGCTGGCCGACGCTCATCGACGCAGCGCGCAATGCGGCGATCGAGGCCGGTGTGCCGTACGTGATCGAGAACGTCGAGGACGCACGCAGTCAACTCCGCAACCCGATCCTGCTGTGCGGGCGCATGTTCGGCCTTGGTGCCACAGACACAGACGGCTGCCCGCTGATCCTCGACCGGCACCGCCTGTTTGAGTTCGGCAACATGCCGCAGCCTCAGCAGCCCGCTCACCCGAAGCACGTACGCACGTCAGGAATCGGCTTCTACGGCTACGACGAACTGGAACTCGACGCCGTTGACGCCTCGAAACTCGCGATCAGCGGGCGGCTGCGAATGCTTACCGGCCAGCCGCACGTCGCGGGCGTGTACGGCGGAGCTCGACGTGACAAGTGGGAAGCAAAGTACGTGCGTCACGGCGGCTACGTACCCAAGGACATCCGCGTCTTGCAGGGACTGCTCGGCGTCACGCACATCACGACCGAGCACGAACTCTTCGAGGCGATCCCGCCGGCCTACACGCGCTGGGTGGTCGAGGCTGTCTCAAAAGGAGCAACTCGTGACTAAAGATGCGCGCACCGTTGGGGTCGAAGAAGCACGCGCCATCGCAGAGACTTTTGACCGAGACCTATACGGCAGCATCATTCCGGACCTCGCTCGCACGATAGTGGTTCAGGCCGAGCAGATGGCTGCCATCCATGTCGTAGAGTGCTCATGCAAGTGCTCTCAAGCGCGCACTTGACCGCAAATGCCGCTCCTTCGCGAGTGACGTCCCCTGCCCAGAGGACTCGCGGAGGGGCGGTGCATTTCTGGCTGGCAACTAGCGGACATGGCATGTTCCTGCACCCGGAGTCAGCAGACAACCGCCCTGCCTGACCCCTAGCGTCATATCCAGGTCGGAACCGCCGGCCACCTAAGGAGACCCCCGTGAAGACTCGCCTCATCGCCCTCGCCGCCACCACCGGTGTCAGCCTGCTCGTCTACGGCACCGAGATCGCGTCGGCTGCCGGACGCGCATCCGGTCGCGCCTGAGCTAGACGAGGGCGGGCCTGCTGCGGCAGGTCCGCCCCTTGCGCTACCTTGAGAGCGCCACATCCCCCACGCCTCTCCACGATGCGCACTTGGGGGATTTTCCTTGCCCAAACGGGTAGACAAGGCGAGGGAGATGTGGGTACTGTTGTCCACATGAGCACACCGAACGATTGGCGCATCGTCACCCCGCAGGAGGCAGATGCACTGTTGAAGGCATCCGAGACGGATCGCACGGGACGATCTACGTGGCTGCTGCGTGACCAGGCCGAGCGTTATGCCCACACGGTTGCCACCGAGCCCGAGCGGATCGCCGCAGCCAAGCGCGCAGCCGTCGTCAAGGCGCTGCGAGACCTTGAGGATTCTTTCGACGGTCGCGACCAGGTTTGGATCAGCAGTAAGGCTGACGCAATCGAGCACGGTGCGGAATGGTGAGCAATGAGTGCACGCGCTGCGGAGGGTTCGGTTTTGAGCCGCCCGACGACGATGACCCCGATGAGCGCACTTATCCCTGCCAGAAGTGCGGTGAACTCAACCCCGATCGTCTGACCGTGGACAGCAGCAACGAACCGCGCATCGCCACCCCGCAGGAGGCGCAGGTGCACAAGACTTGGCCGCATCTAGTCTCCACCGAAGATGTCGGTGCGCTCGCCCACACGGTCGCCACCGAGCCTGACCGGACCCGCGCAGCCGTCGTCAAGGCGCTGCGAGACGCCGCTCCCGAGTCACCAAACTTTTCGGCGGAGCGTTGGCTGATCTTGCGCGCAGACGCGATCGAGAACGGGGCCGACCTCTGATGGCCGAGTTCCTGACCATCGGCGACGCGGCCCGCATCACCGGCTACAGCATCAAGACCCTCCGCCGCTGGTCCGACACCGACAAGCTCCCCGTCCGCCGCAGCCCCAGCAACCAGCGCATGTTCCGCCGTGAGGACCTGAACGCGCTCCCCAAGCGAGCCGCGCAGGAACTGTCAGACCAGACGCCTAGCGTCACCTAGACGGCGACCTAGCGGTGTGCATCCCCCAGCACCATCCCCGCCGCTAGGTCGGTCCCAAACCAACCAGCCCCGCACCCTGCACTCAGCCAGAGCACACAGGACACGGGGCCAGCAACGAAAGGCAAGGCTAGCAAATGAGCATCCACAGAGTCGCATTCACTGACAACACGATCGGCCGCAGGCACGCGGTCGATCCCATCGAGATCGAGATCAGCGGAACTTTTCAGCGTCGACTCGATGACGCCGCAGAAGCCATCTATCGCCACGCGCTCAAGAACCTTGGTAGTCGCGAGGTAGACGTCTACGTCGGCTCAAGTGGAGGCGAGATCATGGTGGGTGGCTTCCGTCGGGTCAGCGAGTTTACGATCACGCCAGCAATCGAGGTCGTTGCATGACCCCCATCCACCGCGACGAGGCCCAGTACCTCCCGCACATCCCGTGGCGCCGCGCAGGCTTCACCTTCGCCACCATCGCCAGCGTCGCCATCGTCGGCCTGCTCAGCTCCGGGCTCATCTGGGCCACCATCCTCAACGCAAGCAAAGGACTCGGGTAGATGAGCGACAGCACGATGATCTACGTGATCATGCTCGCGGTCTTGTTCCTGGTAGGACTCGGGCTCGGCAACCTGATCGGCAGGTTCTTCGAGTGACAAACCTGACCGCCACCTGTGAGGTGTGCGACCTCAACATGCGCCTCGGACGCGGCGCTATCTGCGACGGCAGCGGCATCCTCGTCATCAGCGACATCCCCACCAGCCGCGTCCCGGTCTGCCCGGCCTGGCCAGTGGACGAGGACGAGCCGCTGGCCTACTTCCAGGCCGTCGAAGGCTGGGACCCGATGCCCGCCACCATGCAGCAGCGGATCCGCGACAACGCCATCGCCGAGATGGAGCGCGAGTACCGGCACGCGCCCTACCTCGACGAGCCCGCCGACGACCCAGAGCGGATCCCCATGATCGTCACCCTGTTCGTCCTCGTGCTTCTGATGCTCGCGGTCCTCGCCGGCATCCTCTACCCCTGGGGAGGCCTCGCATGAACTACAGGCAGATGGTCGAAACGGCCGGCGACGCGATGTGGCGTGACGATGCCGCCGACGCGTTCATGTCCACCGACGGCAAGACGCTGGACGACGCAGTCGGCGCAGACGACTACCGGCGGCGCGCCAAGGCAGTCCTCAACGCGATCCTGCCGCAGGTCACCACCGTGGCCGAGCTAGAAGCACTGCCGATCGGAACGCTGTTGCTCAAACCCGAAACGGGCCAGTGTGAACGGATCAATGAGGCGCGACTGCCTTATCGCCTTCCCCTGACTATCGTGTGGACTCCCTAGGCAACGGCATGAACGACTGCATCCGCTGCGCCAACGAGAACCACGCAGCCTGCGATGGCGGCGCCTGGGACAACGCGCTGAAGCCCGCCGTGTGCGAGTGCTTCATGCGCTACCACCACCGCCGCACCTACGCCGACGAGCAGGCCGACCGCTTGGCCGACCGCTACGAAGCCTCGCTTGAAAGGGGCGCGTCGAATGCCTAACAACTACCGACACCGCTGGGTCAGCGAGGCCGGGCGCGACGTTCGAAGCCGCCTCACCGAAGATGACCGCAAGTACCGCGAAGAGCACACCGCCAAGTACGGGGAGCACGTCTGCACACCCGACCCTGCTGACCCGTGGTCGACGTGCAGCCTGCTCAGTGCGGAGGCGAAGGCATGAGTCTCCGCGTTCTCAAGAACCTCGAGCAGGGTTCGGAAGTAAAGCCTGCCGATGAGGCCAGGTTCGCCAAGTTTGTTGCCGAGTCTGACCCGAAGAAGTGCTGGGAATGGCAGAGCGTTCGCAACCGACGTGGCTACGGAAAGTTCTGGCTGAATGGTCGAACTGACCTTGCACATCGCGTCGCGTACCGAATCGGCAGCGGTGACTCGATTCCGGCTGGGCTGCTAGTTAGGCATTCATGCGACAACCCTCCGTGTGTGAACCCGGCTCACCTGCTTGTCGGGACCGTGAAGGACAACTCCCGAGACGCGATTGAGCGCAACCGCATGGAGTGCGGATCGGAGAACGGCAACGCCCGGCTAAATGAAGAGCAGGTGTTGGAGATCAAGCGTCTGTGGGCTTCGGGCGGTACCCAGGTTTCTATGGCTAAACAATTCGGCGTCTCTAGGGCTGCTATCCAGTGGATCCTAAATGGCAGGAGCTGGAAGAAGGTGCGTGAAGCATGAGCTTCCACGTATTCAATGAGATCGAGCAGGGGTCCGATCAATGGCACGCCCAACGACGCGGAATGGTCACTGCGTCCGTGGTTGGCCGGCTGATCTCGGTCGGCTACCTCGGAGCGGACGGCTACGACTGCCCCGAGTGCAGTGCCCTTGCCGGGTTCGCCTGTGTGAGCAGAGCCCGCAAGGTCGCCGAGCCGATCAAGACGCACCACCGAGCGCGCTCTGACTTCGCATCAAGCAACCGCAGTGAGTCGGCGCAGGTCATTACATCCAGCACCGGCGACGAAGCACGCGGGCTGACCCTCGTCCTCGCAGCCGAGCGCATCACCGGGCACACCGACCCGACCTGGATGAGCAGCGACATGTGGCGGGGAGTCGAAGACGAGTCGTTCGCACGCGACGTCTACGCACAGCACTACGCACCCGTCGAGACAGTCGGCTTCATGGTCCGCGACGACTGGGGCTTCCAGATCGGGTACTCGCCGGATGGTCTAGTCGGCGACGACGGACTGATCGAGGTGAAGTCGCGGCGCCAGAAGACGCAGCTCAGCACCATCCTCGACGGCGAAGTGCCAGCGGAGAACATGGCGCAGATGCAGGCGGGACTACTCGTCTCTGGCCACGCCTGGTGCGACTACGTGAGTTACTGCGGCGGCATGAAGATGTGGCGTAAGCGAGTGCTACCCGACCCGCGCTGGTTCGAAGCCATCATCGCCGCCGTCGAGAAGTTCGAAGAGACAGCCGCGCAGATGGTCAACGCTTACAACGAGGCAACCCAGGGGATGCCCGACACCGAACGACTCGACCTAGAAATGGTGATTTGATATGACGCTTTACATCTTCGGCGCTTCTGATGATTTGATCGAAGTCGAGGGCTTGCTTAGTGACGAACTCAACCCGCCGTACGGGAAGCCAGCACGCGTCGTCGTCAAGGTGGACGAGACTGTTTACGCAAGTCTGTGGGTTGAGTACGACCCAGACGACAGCGGTGAATGGCGGCTCTCCCCGGGCGCCATGCGAGGTCGAGTCGAAATTACTGCCGCTCGCGGGGAAGAAGACGGCGAAGACGAGCACGGATGCCCTGGCTATAGCGATCTGGCAACCATTCACTTAGATGACGTTGATGTTCGGCGCGTGAGCCTTCAGATTGAGGGCGCAGCATGACTACCTTCGACATCAGCGACACGCTCGCACCGAACTCCGACCAGCTCGACGCGGTGGATCTTCTCGGCGGACCGCAGACGTTCACCATCAACAAGGTCAGCAAGGGCAACCCCGAGCAGCCCGTACAGGTCCACCTCGCCGAGTTTGACCGACCTTGGCGACCTGGAAAATCAATGAGAAGGGTCATGGTGGCCTGCTGGGGACCTGACGCGAACCAGTACGTCGGCCGCAGCATCCGCCTCTGGTGCGACCCCAAGGTGGCATTCGGCGGACAGGACGTCGGGGGAGTCCGCATCCTCGCCATGTCCCACATCGACAAGCCCCGAGGCATCCCGCTACTCATCTCTCGCGGCAAGAGCGCCACCTACAAGGTGGACGTACTCAAGGTCGATGCGCCGAAGCAGCCGGAGCCTGCCGACGACCAAACCATCGCCAAGCTGATTTCTCTACTCGAGCAGAGAAGTGTTCCGACAGACGAGTGGCCCGACGTTCACGGTTTTACGGTCGATGAGGCGCGTGACGAGTGGCGCAAGATCAATGCGAAGTGGCCCGCCGTCGCCCAGGCAGGCACCAAGTGAGCGCGTGGACGTGGCAGGTCGAGGCCCGCATCCCCGGCGACCGCTTCTCGTGGAAACGGCTCGTGGATAAGCTCCCGCACGACAAGGCTACCGACGCCGCAGCCGAGTACGCCGAACGCTACCCCCGCTGGCAGGTCCGCATCCACTGCCCAGACACGGGCGAGATCCAGCACGTAGAGAAGGGGCGCGCGGCATGAGCTGGGACGCGAGCCTTACCTTTCAAGGCGTGAACGAATGGCACTCGATGGGCGACTGGAACTACACGCACAACACCAGCCGCATGATCTACGCGGCTCTCGGCGGGAGGAAAGATTCGGCCTGGTACGCCACACTCGACGGCACCAGCGGATCGGGTGGAGCGGACTACCTTCACCAGATCATTGTCGGGTTAGAGGCCGACCCCGAGAAGTTCCGCGCCCTAAACCCAGAGAATGGCTGGGGAGACTATGACTCGCTGCTCGAGGTGCTTCACGAGATGCGCTCCGCTGGCCGCGAATGGCCCGAGGGCAAGTGGTGGTGCTCCGGATGAACAGTGTCGTCCTCCCGATCCCGGCGAACGAGCTGCTAACCGCGAACCAGCGCATGCACTGGCGGGCGAAGGCGGCGCGTACCAAGGCACTCCGCAGCCGCACCTACGTCCTCGCAGGGTTCCCCACCAAGCCGTTCCCCGACCGCGTCCGCCTCGTCGTCACCGTCCAGTACCGCGACGCCCGCCGCCGCGACGTCCACAACCTCATGCCCACCGTCAAGGCCTGCATCGACGGCCTCGTGGACGCAGGCTGGCTCACCGACGACAGCGACAAGTACCTGCAGGGTCCCGACCTGCGCCCCTCCGACGAGCGCTGCGACAAGGGGCTCGCCTGTACGTTGACTTTTTCATTCGAGGAGCCCGCATGAACCTCCACGACGACCGCGTTCGGCAGATCCGAGAGCGCATCGAAGCCGGCCGACCCGTCCCCGGAGACGCTGAGTACCTACTCGCCGCCCTCGACCACGCCGTCAGCGGAGACCCAGAGAACTACCGGTTCGCGCTGCTGTGCGAGAGCGTGGGGGAGACCGACGACGACCAGGAAGGCCCGGACTGTGGTTAAGACGTCGCATGACCTAACGCTTTATCTGACTGATCCGCGCGTTCTCCGTCGTTTCTGGGCCAAGGTCGACCGTGGGGGACCAGACGAATGCTGGCTCTGGAACAGCTACCGCAAGCCGCCGTACAACTACGGGCAGTTCCTTCTCGGCAGGAGCAAGTTCGTCACTGCTTCTCGTTTTAGCTTGGCGCTGAAGATGGGCGGATTGCCCGAAGGCGTGCAGGCATGCCACTCCTGCGACAACCCGCCCTGCTGCAACCCACACCACTTGTTCGTTGGTACTCAGTTGGAAAACAACCTGGACTGCATCAACAAGGGCCGTGGAAACAAGAGTCACGGAGAGGCGCATCGGGATGCGAGACTGACAACGGAGGTTGTCCGCATGCTTCGAGAGCTGCCTCACACATATGCAGTACAAAAAGAAATGGCAGCGGTCTACGGAGTGAGTTCTAACGCCATCTATAGGGCGCAAGTTGGACGGACGTGGAAGCACGTGACGGCAGCGTGACCGCTCGCAGGCCAGCGCCTTATCCCGAGTTGGGCGCGATGCCGGGGACTTGGGCCGACGACGCAGCTTGCGCCGGGAGCGCAGTTCCGGATGCTTGGTTCGCCACCGACAGCAAGAACGCCGAAACCGCCTACGCCAAATCCGTGTGCGCCCTCTGCCCGGTGACTGCGGCTTGTTTGCAGTTCGCGCTCGAGATCGGACCCAGCCAAGCACAGGGCATCTGGGGAAAGACCACGGAAGAACAGCGCAGCTACATGCGCAAGAAGAGGAGGCCCGCAGCATGAACACCGAACCTATCGACCCCGCCTCCGTCATGGCCGCGCACCCGCAGCGGATTGTGGCTGGACACGACTGGTGTGATACCTGCGGCGACTTAGGGCTGAATGAGTTCGGCAAGACAGGATGTTGCGAGCCGTACCGCTTGGCTGAGGCACTGGCCGCCGGGCAGGCCAAGGTGGCGCGCGTTGAGGCGCAGCGTGATGACTGGCGCATTCGTTCGGAAGATGACTATGTAGGCCGCCCGTTGGTTGACGCGCCTGACGATGTCCGCCGGTACTACCGCAGCGTGTTGGCCGCCGCCGCCGATCGACTCGACTCCGCCCTCGCTGACCAGCCCGAGCAAGAGTCGACGCGGTGCAGCGGGACTCTCGGCTCGCGCCCGTCCTGGATGAGTGAGGGCCAGTACGACCCGTGCCGGTGCAAGCTCCCTGGCGGACACTCTGGCGAGCACGCGTGTGAGCACACCGATCCAGGCCTCGGCCTCGCTGACCAGCCCGAGCGTGACGCATGACCGTCCTCCAGCTCACCGACGAGCAGATCATGTGGATCCGCAGCGACTACGCGGCCGGTCTGTCGCAGCACAAGATCGCCGTCAAGTACGGCATTGGTGAACGCGTCGTCCGCCGCCACGTTGAGGACATCCCCAGCCCAAGACAACGGCAGGACGTCGTCCGCAAGTGCCCCGCCTGCCCGATCCTCTTCTACGACCGCAAACGTGACCGCGTCTACTGCTCCGGCGCCTGTCGACTTCGCCATCAAAAGCAGGAAGCCGCGCACCGCATGGACGAGTTCAAGTGGATCGCCGGCACCGACACGTGGGCCAACATCGCCGAACGCGTCGGACTGTCCAGCGTCAAGTCTCTCCGCGAGTGGCTGCGTACGTACGGCGAGATCGCGTGGGCCGAGCGGGTCGTGGACGAGACCAGCGAGCGACCACGGCAGGGACGCTGGGCCGCATGACCGGCAACAGCGGGATGCCCGTGTGCAAGAATGACCGATAGAAGAACGGCCCCGGCTGGCGCGGCGAACGCCAGGACCCGGGGCCTTGCCCTCAACGAGTACAAGTCGGAGGACTTAGCCACCATGTTAGACGAACCAACGCCTACGAACGACCAGTGGGCCCACGAGGTCATCGCACAGTCGCAAAGCTGCCCGCTGTGCTTCGGAGCAGCCGTCGGTCACCACACCCGAAAGAACGGTCGAGTCATGCTCGCCACCTACGAGTGCGGCATGACGCACCGGTGGAACCTGACGTGGGTCCTCGCGCAGGTGATGGCATGAGCGACATCGACCCCGCCATCGTCATGGCCGCGCACGCGAACGAGCAGGACCCGATGTACCGGTGGTGGTACTGCCCTGCCTGCGGGAAGGCTGGTATTCCTGACCGGTGCGAGCCGTACCGCTTGGCTGAGGCGCTGGCTGCCACGCTCAGGGAGCGCGACGAGTGGGAAACGGCATCCCGTCAACGCGGCGGCCGCTACCTCAGGCGAGCGAAGGACGCTGAGGTAGCGCTGGCCGCCGAGCAGGCCAAGGTGGCGCGGATGTTGGCTGTGCACGCCCGCTACTTCGACCTCGACGGCCGCCCAGGATTCGACGACTGCGAACCCGAACCGGAAGACGTGTGGCGCTACGACCGCGACCTCCGCGCCGCCGTCGCTGACCAGACCGAGCAGGCCACCTGATGGCCCGCAAGCGCCCCGCGCCGTACGTTCCGCTGTCGGTCTACTACGCCGACGACGAGGCCATCATGGAAGCCGGCGAGGACGCCGAGCTGATGTACGTCCGCATGCTCGCCTATGCCGGACGGACCCCAACGACCGAGGGCTACGTCCCCAAGCGTGTGTGCCTGACCCGTCTCGGTATCGCCGTTCGTCCGGAACTGGGTCCGGAAACGAGTCCGGAAAGCCGACTGGAACGGTTAACGGACTCCGGCCTGATTGCGATCGAGGGTGACGGATACCGCCTGGTGTCGTGGCTGAAGTGGAACCGTAGCGTCGAGGAGATGAACCGCGAGCAGAAGCAGGACCGCGAGCGTAAGGTGCCTCTGACTAGGCGTGCTCCGGAATCGGGTCCGGAAGACGTACCGGAAACGAGTCCGGAAACGGCACCGGAGTCGGGGCCGTTTCCAAGCGGCAGTACAGAAGCAGAAGAGAAGAGAATTAAAGACATGTCCGCTCGTCGCGGACGGTTCGATGAGTTTTGGTCGATCTACCCAAAACGCGGCAAGCACTCCAACCCCAAGGAAGCTGCTCGGCAGAAGTGGAATGATCTCGTCAAGACGGTCGATCCCGAAGCGATCATCACTTCTGCTCGCGTGCTGGCAAAGACGCGTGAGGGCGAGGACCCCCAGCACACGCCTCAGGCGATCACGTGGCTACGGCAGAAGCGCTGGCAGGATGATGCGCCGATTGAGGTCGAGGCAGGCCGCCATCTTGTCGCGGTGCAGACCGGTCCGTCGCGCGATGCGCAGCTCCGGTACGAGGACGCGCAGCAGCAGGCGCCCGATGCAGGAGCACTGCCATGGTGAGCGCCGACGAGTACGAACGCTCCCTGCTCGGTGCCGTCCTTCGCGGTTACCCAGATGTACCCGCACTGAGCCGCATCGTCTCGGGTGCCGACTTCGGCAGGTCGGGACACGGGGCGATCTGGGATGCATGCCTGACTGTCCACGCCACGGGCGACAAGGTCGAGCCCATGGCCGTCATGGAGGTTATGGGCAAGACCGCCCACCGCCTTCCGGGCGGCGCGGCCTACCTGACCGAGTTGGACGCAGACGTCATCGTCAAGGCACCGCACTACGCCAGCAAGGTCCGCGAGTTAGCGATCCGCCGGCAGGTGCAGGGCCTGGGCATTCGCTGCCAGCAAATGCTGGAGGATCCTGACCTGGCCGTTGACGATCTTTTGTCACGGATCCGCAAGTGGGCCGACGAGATCCAGGCAGAGCAGCGCACGGGAGCCACGACGGTCGACGCCGCGCTCGAGCAGGTGCTGCGCATCGCTGAGGATGGCGCTGCGATCGGCGCTTCCTCGCCGTGGCTGGACTTGACTGAGGCGCTGGGCGGTGGCTGGTTTGCTGGCTTGTACGTCGTCGCGGCTCGACCGGGGGTGGGTAAGACGCTGATGCTTGAAAACATCAGCACTGACATGGCTCGGCGTCACCACAAGTTCGTCGCCTTCGCCTCGCTTGAGATGACCGCCGAAGAGATCACGCAACGGACCCTCGCGTACACGGCGAAGGTTGAGCTGTCGAAGATCCGCGCTGGTGGGTCGAAGTTGTCACCGCAGAACTGGGAGGCGATCCAGGAAGCCTCGGGCCGAATGGTGGGGACGCGGGTCAGGTATGATGACCGCCCTTCGCAGACCATCGATCACATCCGGGCTTTCGCTTGGGAAACGCGGCAGGAAGCTCTGCGTGCGGGTTCCGAACTGGGCATGGTCTGCGTCGACTACCTGCAGTTCATGGAGGCGCGCGATCGCCGACTGTCTCGTCAGCAGCAGGTCGGCGACATGTCGCGTGGCCTGAAGCGGCTGTCAAAGGAACTCGGCGTACCGGTTGTTGCTGGTGCTCAGCTCAACCGTGGTGGCTCCCAGCGTGCCGACGGGACACCGCTGTTGACTGACCTGCGCGAGGCCGGAGACATCGAGCAGGACGCGGATGTGGTGATGCTCATGCACGAAGAGGTCGATGCAGAGAAGACGCCGACGGGGACGATCGACGTTCACTTGGCGAAGAACCGGCACGGCGCTCAGAAGCACGTTAAGTTTCAGCGCTGGGGCCACTACTCACGAATGGAAGCAGCATGAGCGACGTCGTTCACGTTCGCCGCACGATCGTCGTCGAGTACGACGTGGGCCGCGACGAGTACGGGAGTCTGACCGATGACGAGATCGTGGCGTACGAAACGCTCGGCCACAACGAGGATGGCGGTTGGCGGATCATCGATTACGACGACGGCAACGTGAAGTTGAGCAGCGCCGAGGTGATGTTCCGGTGAGCGTCGCGTGGGACGGTAAAACGCTGAACGATTGGGAGAACTCACAGCTCTCGTATGGGTCTTTGATGGCTATTCGGAATCGCCGCAAGACCGACAAATTGCATGGTTACACGATCGAAGTAGAAGGCAGTCCCTACAACGTAGGTTGCGGATTGCCTTGGGCTTGGCACGATTGGGAGGGTCGGTGTCCGAAATGAGCGCGACTGAATTCTGGCGGAACTACTGCCCTCACTTCATGCCGGGACGCAAGCGCATCGCCTCGAATCGGCTGGCTGCGGCAATCGAGGCACGTGGACGCAGTTACCGAATCTGGTTCGTCTGGGGGCACTTGATGGTTGTTACCGAGTCTCGCGAGAAAGCCGAGCCCGAGCATGTGGCCTACGTGCGTCACGATCTGGGCGTCCGGTGACTCGAGCGCGTCAGGTGGCTGTCCACACGCCCCGCTTTCAGAATGGGATGGGCGGGAAGTTCATCGTCTGCTCGTGTGACGATTTTCGGACGGGTGTCGCGGATCACGCGTACATCCGCGAGCAGTTCGCCGACCACCTGCGGCTCGTAGGTGGGGCGAAGTGACCGTCAGTCTCGGATACGTTTTCGGCTACACGCTCATCCAGTTGGTCGCAATGGTCATCGTCATGATTCCGGCGTACTACCTCGGCCGTCAGTCTGCCCAGCTCGAGGCAGAGAAGAAGCGCGACGAAGAGTGGGATCGAAAGCACGACCGAGAGGCGGCGAAGTGATGACGTGCGTGGAATGCGGGGTCGTGCTGCCCGAGTTGTACGCCGACGTCTTGGCGCACCTGCGGGACGAGCACGGGCTGGAGCCTGAGCGATGGCCTGATGGCGGGCTGATGACTTACCAGGAGCTTGAGCCTGCGGACTTCCTGCCGCGCGACCCCTACGAGCGATCGGTGGACATGTCATGAGTGAAGCGTCCGATCGAATTAGTCAGATCAAGGCACGGCTAGAGGCATCGAGAAACTGGCAAGGCATCATCTTCACCAATAAAAACCTGATTGAGCACGGGCCCCACGATCTTCTGTGGCTAATCACCGAACTTGAGCGGGCACGGGCTGCGAGCGAGGGCGTGGACATGCTGATCGCTGCGGCTGATCGGCGAGGGGCGGTCAAGGCGCTGCGCGAGGCTGCGCGAGAGTCACCGCAAGCTAAAGGTGCTCTCACGAAACGCGCCGACGAGATTGAGTATCCCGAAACGTTTGGGTACCACGTTGAGGGCGGACGTGCCTTCGACGGACAAGGGCGTCCCCTGTGACCGACCAGCATTTCGACTCGCAGATGCAGCGGACAGACCTTTACGCCGACACGTGTGTTACATCTGAGGCTATTGGCGTCCGAACTAAGACCGAAAGCCGCGACGTTGCTGCGGTCGCCCACCGCCAGTGGATGAGCCGAGAGCAGTTGGCGGCGATGGTTCAGGTTGGTCAGGCTCTGTTGAGCCGGTGGACGTTAGAGGACCGCGTCGACGCCATCGAGAGTGGAGCCGATCTGTGATCCAGCAGCCGTGCCAGCACTGTGGCCAGCCGTCCGAAACGCCGACATGCCTCACCTGCGCCTCCACGATGCAGCGCCTCGGTACCGGCGACGCCGACCGCAGACTGGCCCAGCGGATGCTTGAAAAAACTTACTTGAAGACTCGGCGTCTGGTCGATCCCTGCGTGAAAGGCCATGACATAGCCGTTGTCGGACGAAGTTCTGCACGACGATGCCGCGAGTGCTCGCGGATATACGCCAAGACCCGCTACTGGAGTTTGAAGGCGAGCGCCTGATGAGTACGCCGACCTGCTCGGCTTGTGCAGATCGCAAAGTTCAGCATGACCAGGACACGATTTGCCTTTCCTGCTTGCGGAAGACCCGCACTCGACTTCAGCGGCTGCCCGGTCTGATCGCCGACTTGGAAACCAGCCTTGCGGGTATGGCGGTGCTGGCTGAGAAGAACGACGGAGGCAAGAGCGCGGAGACAGCGCTCGCCTACACCGAGGCCGCTGGCGATGCACTGCGTGACATCCGCCAGATGTTGATCGGTTGGTGCCGCTTGCTGCATGAGGAGAAGCGCGTTCCGCTCCCCGCCGACCGCCTGACCAGCATGGCGGCACACCTAGCCGCCAACGCTGAAAAGCTCGTGGCGCATCCTGCCGCTGCTGAATGGGTGGGAGAGGTAGAGCAGACCGTCCGCGACGCGACGACCGTCATTGACCTGCCGCTCAACCGCCTGCGCGTCAAGGTCGGCCCGTGTCCCGAGAATCAGGAAAACGAGGAAGGCGACTACCTCGGACCGTGCCCCGGCAAGGTGACGGCAACCATCCCGACCGACGAGCACATCCGCCCAACCATGATGTGCGGCTACTGCGAAACGGTCTGGATGCCCGAACAGTGGAACGCGACCGGGCACAAGATCCTTCAGCGTCAGGGTCAGGCCAGGCCGATGGATCTCGCGGCTGCTGAGCGGCTCCTGAAACGTCTTGCGTCTTGATGCCGCCGACTTGACAAACATCTGTTAGGCTGAGCGCGTCGCGCGAGGAGTGTCCCTGGTGTGGCCCCGAAAGCGCCGTTGAGTCCCCCGCTCCGGCGCTTTCGCCTTGTCTCCGGCCACTGAGCCCGACTACCTGCCTCGGCGGGAACGGTCGGTGAGTGTCCACCTTCCCAGGAATCCGCCTGACACGCGGTGGCCGGATCTTACTTTGACGCTGGGAGGACCGCATGGCGTTCGGTCCTACTCCCCAGCTTGACCGCAAGGTCGTCGCATGGGCTGGCGTGAACACGGACGGCAGTCCCTGCGAGGGGCAGATCATCCTCCAATATGCGGGTCCGGTAATGCTGGACGACAGCGAGCCGACTCCGATCAGTGTCTATCCCACACGTCTGGTCATGCCGCTGATTCAGCGGACGCTGATCCTCGACCAGGGTGACGGTACGACGGTCACGCAGGTTGTCGGTTATGCGGAAGCTCAGGTGCCGGCGTCAAACGATCCTGACTTGTCGGGTTCGGGTGGCGCGTACACGGTTACCGAGAATCTGTCTTCGCGGAACGGCTTGACGCGCACGGTCGTGATCGACAAGGACGCGCAGGGTGTCATCTGGTTGAACCGTTTGACGTCTGCGGATGTGCTTGCTGGTGAGGCTCCGTCGTACGTGTCGGTGGCGACTGTCAATGCGATTCGGCGTGACGTGACTCTGCTGTCTGCCGAGATGACGCTGCTCTCGGGGACGGTCGATGCGATTGCTGGGGGCAGTTACGTCACCGACGAGGAACTAGACGCGCGACTCGAGCAGATGTACGCCGACTTGGACGATGGTCCCGACCTCACGCTCCTGTACGAGAACGCTAAGGCTTAGGAGACGCGATGTCGCTACAGGTGCGGCTCAACAACTTCATCACCTCGGTCGGTACTGACTACAAAGTCATTGTCGGCCGCATCGGTGATCTGTCGGGGTTGACGACCACAGCCAAGGGCTCCCTCGTCAGCGCAATCAACGAGGTCAAGGCTGGTCTCGCAACCGCTGGTACGACCGAAGTCAACGACAGCGCCGCGACGAGCAGCACGACTCAGACGTACAGCGCGAACAAGCTGACGACGCTCATCTCGGCTAGTGCAGCGCAGGTCAAGTCGGACCTTGTCAACGGCGCAGGTGCGGCCCTTGACACCCTCAGCGAACTCGCCAACGCGCTCGGTAACGATGCCAACTTCGCTACGACGATCACCAACGCGCTCGGTCTTCGGCTGCGCGTTGATGCGGCTCAGTCGTTCAACGGCACCCAGCAGCAGCAGGGGCAGGACAACCTGAACGTCTACTCGCGCACTCAGCTTGGTGACCCCGAGACTGATCTGGTCGCGCTGTACACGACCGCGAAGCAGTAGCCAGTGAGCGGCCAGTCGCGCCTCGCCGCTCTCGTGTCCGCCGTTGGCGCGGACGTGAAGGTCATTCTTACGCGCGTACTTCCTCCGGGCGGAACCGCAGGCCAAGCCCTCGTCAAGTCGAGCGGTACGGACTATGCGGTGCAGTGGTCGACGGTCTCCAGTGGCGGTCAGAACACCACCTACTACCAGTCGCTGAACCCGGCGCAGGCCTTCGTCTGGTCGTCTGGTAACACGTTCACGCTGTCGAGCCAGGCTTCATTGGTGGTCTCAGTTGACTTCAACGGCCAGGCTCTTCAGCCGTCTGAGTACGCGCTGACGAACAGCACGACGGTCACCGTGACGCTCGAGTCCACGTCGTTCGTGGCTGGCGACAAGGTCGTCATCACGACGGTGCAGGTCGGCTCTTTTACGGGGACCAGCTCGCAGGATCTTGAGATCACCGAGCCGACCAAAGGCGTCATTCTCCGGAGTCCTAACGGGACTCGGTATCGGCTGACCGTCACCAATGGTGGCGGCATCTCTACTGCGGTGGTGTCCTGATGCCTCTTCATCTGACTGCTGACGATCCTGTCGACAACCGTCTTTTTGTGCAGACGCAGAGCGGCGGAAAGCTGATCACGAATACCGCATCGGAGACGTCAGCGCTGGGTTCGGGTATCGGGTCGCGAATGGTGGCGCCGAACCAGTTGAAGGTCGGTAACCGCATCATGATCCGTGGCCGGGGTGTCTACTCCACCCCGACGTTGGGTCTTGGTGTGAGCATCGCCATTCGGGTAAAGATGAACTCGACGGTCGTTGCTCAGGTGACGACGACGAGCGTGACGCTTGGCGTGGCGAATATGGCGTTCAAGTTCGAGTGCGAGGTCGTCGTCAACGCGGTCGGGGCTGCCGGCAAGGTCGTCTGCGGCGGTGAGGGTAGCTACACGATTGTTCCTGGGTCGAAGGCGTTCGATGACCTTGACAACGCGGGGGTCGAGACGACTGTGGACACGACGGTCGCGCAGATGCTTGATGTGACCTTGCAGTGGGATGCTGCTTCGACAACGCGGAGCCTGAGAACGACCCTCGCCACGATCACGCTCATCTAGACGGGAGTGACATGGCGAAGATGCGACCGGATCAGACAACCGCCACCCTGAGCGCGATCTATCCTCCCGCTTCCGGCTGGTGGGCTCATGCAGACGGAATTCTGTCGCTGAGTGTAGCGGCCATGACGGCGAACCGGATGACTCTCCATCCGTTCCCTGTACCTGCGGGAACCTACGACGCTATCGGGTTGAAGACGGACGCAGCGCAGACCAACGACGGCACCGTTGCCTGCACCCTTGCGGTCTACGGCTCCGACGCAAACGGCAACCCCGACACGACTAGCGTCATCCGTTCGGGTTCGGTCACTCTGACCGCTGTGGGTATGCGCTCTGCGGTGTTTGGCACGACGTGGTCTGTTGCGTCTCCTGGTCGTTATTGGGTCGGCTGTCTGTACGTCGTGACAGCTGCTCCGACCACCGCAGCGACGGTGCGCCTTATCAGCAACTGCACTTACCCGATACCGGTGAGTGATGCAACCAGCATCGGGTCGCGTCCTCGCGGCTGGCAGCGTACGGGAATCACGGCACTGCCGACTGATGCGTTCAGCACCGCGAGCTGGACGACCTCGACGTCCAGCGACGTCCCGACTGTCGGTCTTCGTCGGCCATGATGCCTGATTTTGAGAGGGGTTGACCCGAATGGCGGTGTCTACCGGACCTACCCCCGACTGGAACCAGGTTGTCTTGCGCTGGGCGGGCGTCAACCTTGATGGCACGCCTTGCGCTGGCACACTGAGCCTGACGTACAACGCAACGGTTCCGCTATTGGACGACGACGCGGTTCTTCCGGTGAGCATTTACCCGGTTGAGTTGACGAAGACGTTGACGACGGCGACGATCGCACTGACCGATGCGAATGGCGCAACGGTTAACCGCACGGTCGGCTATGCCGAGTGGCTGGTGCCCGCTTCTGACGATCCTGATATCCAAGGCTTCGGCGGGACGTACACGCTGGTCGAGAAGCTCGCGAACGGCAAGGGTCAAACGCGGAATTTTGTGGCGTCCAAGGATGCTGCGGACCCGATCTGGCTGAACCGGATCACGAGTGTCACGGCTGTTCCGGGGCAGGCTATCTCTGCCGTCTCGGTGGCGCAGGTAAACCAAATGCAGGCGCAGCTCAACGCGCTGATTGCCAACGGTGGCGGAGGGTCTGGCGGTTCGTTCTCGGGCGTCCCGACGGACGGCTCGGTCACGAACGCGAAGGTTGCGAGTAACGCGGCGATCAGCGCCGACAAGCTCGTGGACGGCACCAACGGCAAGATCATGACTGCGGCCGAACGGACGCGTTTGACGAGCGTTGCGAACGGCGCCACCGCGAACAGTCCCGACGGCACGCTGCTCAACCGCGCGAACCATACGGGCACCCAGCCGGCTTCGACTATCTCCGACTTCACGACTGCCGTTCAGGCGGTTGGCACTACGGCTGTTCCAGGTGACGGCACGATCACGAACGTCAAGGTCGCGTCGAATGCGGCGATCTCGGCGGACAAGCTTGCGGATGGCACGTCGAGCAAGGTCTTGACGGCTGCTGAGCGGTCGCGTCTGGCTGGTATGGCGAACGGCGCGACGGCGAACAGCGCGGATTCTGTGCTGCTAAACCGTGGCAATCACACTGGGTCGCAGACCTCGAGCACGATCAGCGATTTCACGGAGGCCTCTGAAGACACCGTGGGCGCGATGGCTGTGCGCTCGGGTGGTGTCTATGACGACCCGAACGGTAAGGTGACGTGGTCGGCTGCTGGCGTCGCGTTCACGCCGACCGGTTCTCTGACTGCAACGACTGCCCAGGCTGCGATCGTTCAGGCTGCGTCGATGGGTAGCGGTTCGGGTGGCGGTAGTTCGTTCGTGACGTGGTCGACTTCTACGCAGGGCGAGATTACGGCTTCGAAGGTGGCTGCTGCGGGCATCCCGAACAACTCGCTCATCGTCGTCGACCCTTCCTAACTCCTTACTCATTCTCCTAAGGAGAAACAGTCATGGCCGGAACTGTTCTGAAGTCTCTGAGTGCGACCCCGCAGGCCGACAACACGGTCATGACTTCGGCGAACTCGGGCGTCTCGTCGCTGGTAACCACCACTGGTGGCGCGGGCGTTCACCTGGCTGCCGCCAGGATGGGCGGCACGGCCGGGTATGCGCTGACGCAGACGAGCACCGGCACGTCTTTCTTCTACCTCGACCTTGACGCGGCTGTCACCTCAGCTTCGATCCTGCTGCCCATGAACTACTCGGCGGCCCCTTCGACGTCGTTGCAGTTTATCCGTGGGTACAGCGATGCGGCGCATACCGCCGTTCTATTCACGCTGAACTTCCTGACGCTGAACAAGTGGCAGTTCGTCGAGAACGGTGGCGCGAACGTCACCGCGAACAACGCGCTCACGCCGTCCACCAAGGACTATGTGACCGAGATGTTCATCGATTATGCGAACGCGCAGATGTCGCTGAACGTGTACGAACGTGGCTCGCTGTCGAAGGTCGCGACAATCGGCAGCACGGCGCTGACGAACTCGACCGGTCAGTCGCTGCGGTCCTGGCGCATCGGTCTGGCCACCGCTTCTTCGATCCCCCAACTCTACCTAAACAACACGCTCGCGGTCGGCTCTGGTGACTTCCTGCCTCGCTCGGACGTGACGACCTCGACCTTGAGCCTGACGGGTGCGATCACGCCGAACCCGTCTGACATCAATGTGGCCCGCACGCTGACGCTGAACGCGACTGGCGGCAACGGGAACGCGATCAGCCTCGACGTCGACTGGGGTGACGGGTTGGCCCACGACACCGGCACGATGACGACCTCTGCCGCTAAGACGTTCACGCGCACCCCGACGGTCTCCGGTTCCAAGAACGCGGTCATCACCTACAACCAGGCTTAGCCGATGGCCGTCCTGACGGTTCCCTACTCAGTCACATACCCGGTAGGTACCTCGGGGAACATCACTGTTCCCTACAGCGTGACGACGACCGCGCCGCCGCCCTCGGCCTCGGGCGAGTTGGACATTCCTTACGGGGTTACAGAGGTCAAGGACGTCCGCACCTTGACTGTTCCGTATGTGACGTCGAAGTCGTTGACAATCCCGTACACGGTCAACAACGTGACCGTGCAGCCAGGCGTCATGCGGCTGTACCAGTGGCTCGACAAGAAGTTGTGGCCGCTCGACGGTGGGACGCCGCTGACGGCCAGCACGACGGGCAGTCTGACCGTTCCGTATTCGGTGACGACGCCCACGACCTCGTTTGCACATCCGGGCGTCATGTACTCGGCTGCTCAGCTCGACTTCACGAAGGCGAAGCTCGCGGCGGGTCAGCAGCCGTGGACGCAGGCGTACGCGAACATGGTGAGCCAGAAGGCGGGCGGCACCGGCTCCACGGGCGGGCAGAACACGGGCGTGCCGTACTCCTCGCTGTCCTGGACGCCGCACCCGAAAGCGTCGGTTGCTCGCGGTTCGTTCAACGCTGGCGGTACCGACGACGACGACTTGCAGGACGACCTTCGCGCCGCCTTCTGTCACGCCCTGATCTGGGTGTACACCGGCAGCCGTCCGAGCGCGCAGAAGTCGATCGAGATCATGAACGCGTGGGCGCAGACGCTCAACATCATCCAGTTCGACCTGACGCAGTACCAAGACGGGAAGTTGCTCGCCGGCTGGACCGGGACCATCTTCGCCCGCGCTGCCGAGCTGATGCGCTACACGTACACCCCTCAGGCTGGCGAGACCGCACTGGATGTCACGAACGTCAAGCGCGTTTTCAATGACGTGTGGTGGCCGCGTGTTGGTGTCGGGCACTCTGGGGTCGGCTTCAACACGTACACGTCGATGGCTGACACGGCGACGCAGATCGCCGTCTTCCTCGACGACTCGTCAAAGTGGAACTACGCCACGCAGTATGTGCGGCGGATCATGCCGGGTCTTGCTTACCTGACGGGCGACGACAACCCCTGGTCGTGGGGTGGGCCGCAGAACCTCACGTATGCGGACGGCACCGTGCTCAACGCGCCGCTGGGTCTGCCGATCCCGCCCGACTCGGTCAGCCCGCCCGACTCGAACGTCTACAACCGGTCGAACTCGAGCGCTGTCGGCTTCATGACTTCGTGGACGAAGCCGACGTCGCTGCCGAATGGTTTGTGGGGCGAGATGGGCCGCGACATGCACCACACGGCGATGGGCCTTGCGGGCATCAGCAATGCGTGCGAGACCGCTTGGCATCAGGGCCTTGACTTGTACGGCGAGATCCAGACTCGCTACACGACGACGGTCGAGCTGTCGACGAAGTTTATCTACGACCGGTTCGTGAACAACATCGATCCGCCTCCGGGATGGCCGTTCGCGGTGTCGGTGTCGAACGCTGCATCGAAGTCGTATGCCACGTCGACTCAGCGCGCGTGGGGTGAGATCGCCTACAACCACTATGCGCGCAGGAGGGGTTTGAGTTTGCCGAACCTGACCGCCTACGTGAACGACTATGTCCGTCCCTCTGCCTACGACGCGGACCTGCACATCTGCTATGAGACGCTGACGTCTTACGGGACTCCGTGATGGCTAGCCTTTCTGTGCCATACGTGGTCAGCGCAAAGGTCCCAGGTAAGACGCTCAGGTTCTACAAGGCTGGCGTCTTGGTTCGGCCTGAGGTGTGGCATTGGGTCGACCAGAAGCTGGTCAAGGTACTCGACGGTCCGTCGAACGCTTAGGCGACCGTCGTGCGCCCTTCTGCTACGACGCGGGTCGTTTGTCGGCATGGTCGTGTGCTTCACGGTGCGCGGCCTGACGCGGTGGCTTGTGTGTGTTGCGGCAACGACTACCGCAGTCCGGGTCCGCTGTGCCTTGCGTGCCGTTAAGCCCAACGCTTCCACTTTGATAGACGGGAGATGCGATGCCTGACCTGAACCCTGGCGATGGTGGCGCTGCGAAGTTGAAGGCTTACTGGGTCAGAGGACCAGGGGCTCTCAAGATTGCGTGGGGCGCTCCCGGCGACTTCGATCGTTGTGTGTCCGAGCTGAGCAAGTACGTGGGACCTGGCATCGTTAAGGGCCTGTGTAGTAACTACCACCTCGCTGCTCTCGGCGTACGGCCAGGGCAAGAGCACTAGTGGCTGACGAACCTGCCGTCAGCATTGAAGCGTCCAACGATCTCGTGCAGGAGAAGTTGAGCGAGGCGCTGCACCAGATCTACCCGGGCGATGTGCCGCTGAAGTTCGTAGTCATCATGGAAACACTCGACGCCGACGATGGCGGCCGAAGCATCGTGCACTTCACCCACAACGACGCCCGCTTCTGGGACACGCTCGGCCTGATCGAGTGGCTGAAGACCGTGGTCAACAACGCGATGGTGCAGCCGTGAGCGCTAGAATCTAAGTTGAAAGAACCCGGCGACGGTTGCAGCCGCCCCGGGTAGTGGCCAGTCCTGTGAAGGGGACCGACGTGAACGATGGTACGCGAGAGTGCTCCCGATGTGGTCAGTCCCTAGACGGCCTGAGCTACCGGTTTAAGAAGCACCCAGCATGCTCGGAGCCTGAGGTGCATCGGACTCGAAAGTGCACTTGGTGTGATACCGAGTTCACATACAAGAAGAGCCGTGGAACTGATAGGACCTACTGCTCGATTGGCTGTCGTCGATCACGCCACGCGTCATTGGCCGAACCAGTCCTGGACCGCTGCACTGTCGAGAATTGCTCGACCCCGATACGTTCGTCGGGTTCTTCGTACTGCGAAATGCACTACGGACGCATGCGAAGAAACGGCCATCTCGAGCCGACTGTTCGTCGAGGAAACGGCACCTGTCACTACTGCGGCGGGTTAGCTCCTGGCAAGCTCGTCTTCTGCACACCGCTGTGCGCTACGCGCGAGCGCGCAGGTCGACCACTAGATAAGCGAGCTTGCGCTGTATGTGATGTTGAGATACCGGCAGCGTCTCACTGGCGCCGCATCTATTGCGGTCGTGAGTGCAGGTGGATCGCGTTCCGAGCGCGCCGATACGATGTACCCGTCAAGCAATACCAGAACGACATGCGGGCCGGTTGCGCCATCTGTGGAGAAACTAGACAGGACTTAGTGACTGACCACAGTCACAAGACTGGTCGGTATCGGGCGATGCTATGCGGCTCATGCAACGTGGGGCTGGGTATGTTCAAGGACGACCAGTCCTTGCTTCTGCTAGCAGTGGGGTACTTGAGCCAACATGCCGAGAGCTCCTAAGTTCTGCGGTGCTACGGGTTGCACGGTCAAGGTCACGACCACTTACTGCATCACACACGAAGCTGAGGCTCAGGCCCGGATGGATGCAAACCGTGGCACTAGCAGACAGCGTGGCTACGACGGCAAGCATGACTGGTCTGCCGTGAACGCTAAACGAGCAGCGGTCAAGGCGGGTGCCTTGTGTCCTCGGTGCGGCGAGCCGATGCTGGCAGGCCAGTCGCTTGACTACGGCCACGTTATTGCGCGCGTATTTGATTCTTCAAGTCGCGCGACTCGCGTAGAACATGCGAAGTGCAATCGGAGTGCTCAACATCTGAACGGGTAGGGCACCCCTCCCCCGGGGTCCCTTGCCGTGGACCGGGACGTACTGCCAAATGACCTGCCTACGGTTCCCAGGATTCTGAAAGGAGGGCGGAGATGCCCGCTGCAAAAAAGCATCCTTCTACGCGAGCGCGCATGAACCGCGCTTCTTCAGCAGCGGTGCTGTCAGATCCTGCTGCTCGATCCGTACGCCCTCTTCCAGATACTCGCCCTTGGCACGACCTCACCCGTCAGTGGTGGTCGGATCTTTGGACATCGCCGATGTCGGGTGAGTATCACTCGTCCGACTGGTACCAACTGATCCTTCTGGCTACGGCCTACGACCTGCTCCTCCAGGATGATCTGACGCCGGGTCAATTCAAGGCGCTGTCCGAAGAGGTCAGAGCACATCGGTCTCCATTCGGCCTCACTCCTTACGATCGCCGTCGTCTTGAGTGGACGATCGAGCAGGCGGAAGAGTCCAAGGATCGCGGCCAGGCACGTCGGCAGCGCCAGGCTCCGCAGCCTGCTGCCTCCGACGACCCTCGGAGTGTGCTGAGGCTCGCGTGAGTCTGCTCATGGTTCCCTCTATGGAGGGAGAAGCCTGGCCGACGCTAGGCCCGCAGGTCGCTTCGCTTCTTGAAGAGCAGTCGATCTTCGGGCCGGGGTCGTTCAAGGGCCAGCCATACAAGTTGAGTGCTGACTGGCGCGCGGCGCTCTACCGCATGTACGAGGTGTACCCCCAGTGGCATCCGTTCGCGGGTCGGCGACGATTCAAGCGGGTGGGACTGTCGGTTCGCAAGGGCCTCGCAAAGACCGAGTTCATGGCCCAGGTCGCGTACGCCGAGCTGCACCCCGACGGCCCGGTCCGCTGCGACGGTTTCGACGCAAATGGCGAGCCTGTCGGACGTCCAGTGGTCGACCCGTATATTCCGCTGCTCGCGGTGACGGTGGAGCAGGTTGAGGAGTTGGCTTACGGCGCGATGTACGTGCTGTGCACCGAAGGCCCTGACGCCGACCTGTTCGATGCCACGCTCGATCGCATCCTGCGGCTTGGGTTGCGCGGGGAGGCTGACGGCAAGTGCGTTCCGCTGTCGAACTCGCCGGGTGCTCGAGATGGTGCGCGAACAACGTTCCAAGGATTCGACGAGCCGCACCGTCTCTATCTGCCCCGCCAGGTACAGGCGCACGAGACGATGGTTGCGAACCTTGAGAAGCGCGTTCTAGAAGACCCGTGGGGTCTCTACGTCGGCACCGCAGGCGAGCCTGGTCAGGGCAGCATCGCGGAGGGCCTACACCATGAGGCCGAGTCCATCCAACGTGGCGAGATAGACGAGCCCGAACTGTTCTACCTGCACCGCGAAGCCGCACCCGGGCACGACATCACGACCCTTGAAGGCCGCATCGCTGCCGTCGAGGACGCGACGGGTCCTGCCGGCGAGTTCGGTCCTGGGCAGTTCCGTAGCATCGCTCGGCAGTGGGACCGTCCAGCCGCCGACAAGAAGTACCTTGAGCGTGTATGGCTGAATCGTTGGACGCGCTCCGATGAGCAGGCGTTCAACGTCAAGCGCTGGACAGACGACCTCGGCATCGCTGAGCCGATCCCTCTCGGGTCTTTCGTCGCTGCTGGCTTCGACGGTGCTCGCTTCCGCGACTCGACCGGTATCGTCATCACCGATATTGCCACTGGTCGTCAGCAGCTCTGGGCGACGTGGGAACGCCCGGCAGATGTTGAAGAGTGGGAGATCCCTGAGCGTGAAGTCACCGAGGCCTGGGTCGATCTTCAGTCCAAGCACGTTCTTTGGAACTGCTACGGCGATCCTCCGCACTGGACGGAGACGTACGGCTCGTGGGCTGCGAGATGGCCTGACAAGTTCACAGAGTGGTGGACGAACGCAACAGCCAAAATGGCCCGCGCAGTTCGCTCCTACTCAGAAGGCATCAAGTCCGGGGCGGTAACCCACGTTTCTCGCCCTGGAAATCCGTTGGACGAGGCGTTTGACCGTCACATCGCAGCCGCAGGCCGCAAGGATGTCAATCACTGGGACGAAGATCAGCGCCTCTTTGTGCTGCGAAAGATCCACGAAGACCGCAAGTTCGACAACGCTATGGCGGGTTGCTTGTCGTGGACGGCCTACCTTGACGCAGTCAAGACTGGGGCCAAGCCCCCAGCTGACGATTGGTTCATGCCGTACCGCGTGAGATGAACCGAGTTGCCCGCACACCCGAAGACCCTTAGGAGGCTGCGTGATCGACACGACGGTCCCCTATTCGGACGGCTGGTGGCTTCAGCGTCTGTCTAACCAGCTCCGTGAGCAGGCGGTCCACTGCGAGGAGTTGCAGCAGCGGTATGAGGGCAACTCTCCGCTTCCGTTCGTGTCGTCGCTTCAACAGGCTGCGGTCCGTTGGTTTGTGGAGAAGTCCCGGACGAACTTCGAGCGGCTGATCGTCTCGTCGGTGCTGTCGCGGCTGCGGATCAGCGGCCTGCGTACCTCTGTCGACAACGACGAAGGCGGCGACGCTGAGGCGTTCGACCAGTGGAAGCGCGCTCGCATGAAGCTTGTGACGTTGGACGCGCACAAGATGATGCTGGCGATGTCCCGCTCGTACATCGTGGTCGGCAAGGACTCTGGCGGACGCCCTCTGGCTACCGCCGAGGATCCGCGTTTCGTCACTGCGATCACCGACCCGGCCGACCCGTACCATGTCCTGGCTGCGCTCAAGTTGTGCCACGACGACGTGAACGACCGTGACGAGGCCTACCTATACCTCCCGGGCCGTGTGGCCGTTGCGACGCGCGACAGGAAGTCGACAGGTCTGCGTAACTCGGTGGGCTTCTCAGCCGTCTCGTTCGCGTGGGACGAGGAGCGGTCGGTCGACATCCCGGAGCTTCAAGCGAAGGGCGCGACCGAGGACCTGCCGGCACTTCCTGCGCTGGCGCCGATCGCTCCGTTCTTCAACGAGGACGGCATGGCTGAGTTCGAGCCGTTCTTGAACGTGATCGACCGGATCAACCAGCAGATCTTGCAGCGGATGACGATTGCTACGGTTCAGGCGTTCAAGCAGCGGGCTTTCAAGGGCCTGCCGACTTCCGATCCGAAGACTGGCGCGAAGATCGACTGGAATGACATCCTTGTCGCTGACCCCGGCTCGGTGTGGAACATTCCCGCGTCGATTGAAATTTGGGAGTCCGGGCAGGTCGACTTCTCGGGGATCTTGCTGGCGATCCGCGACGACGTGAAGGATCTGGCCGCGACTTCCGGTACGCCGCTGTACTCGGTGACGCCTGACGTTGCCAACGGATCGGCTGAGGGCGCGTCGTTGCAGCGCGAGATGAACGTGTTCAAGGTCGAGTCGCGCATGGACCGCACTGAGCCGTCGCACGAACTCGCCAGCGAACTCCTGTTCCGCATGGCTGGCGATGAGAGGCGCGCCGACCCCGGGGCTGTGCAGATCATCTGGGCTCCCGTTCAGCGGTACTCGCTCGCCGAGCGGGCATCGGCTATCTCGCTCACCAAGGGCGTTATCCCCCGCTACCAGCAGCTCACCGAGATCTGGGGCATGGACCCGTCGCAGGCGGATCGTGCGATGTCCGAGCTGACCGACGATATGGTGTTTGCCCAGCAGATGAACAGTTCAGACCCGACTGTTCCTATTGCTGCCGACCCGAGCGCATCGCCGCCTGCAACCCTTACGCAGAAGGCGACTGCGTTTGGCGTGCTCATCAGATCTGGTGTAACGCCGGAGTCGGCAGCCGCGCAGACAGAACTGTCTGGCGTGAAGATGATTCCGGACTTTGTCCCGGTCACGATCAAGGACGCGACCCCTGAGCCTCGGGTCAACTAGTGGACGATGACCGGCTCGAGGAACTGGCTCGGGCGGTGCAGGTCCAGGAGGCTGCCCGCACATCCGCCGAGCAGCAGATCAATGCCCTCGTGCTGGCGGCGGTCCGCGACTTCTCCGACTGGTACGGCACTTCGGCGATCACGTCTTGGGCGCGGGCGCTGGTCAGGCGTGTGCAGCCCGTGCAGCGTTCCCTGGCGCGCTCAACGGACGCGTACCTGGCGTCGGTGGCCTCTGTCACCACAGGCCGCAGGGTCCGCCCTGTGGGGTCTGTGGATGTGTCTACGCTCCGCTCGGGCGTCACTCACGAGGGTGCTTACGGGCGCGTCGCTGAGTCGTACCGCTATCAGGAGTACGCACTTCAGCGGTCGTCGTCTCCAGCCGACTTGGCGACTCCAGACGAAGCCGCTACTAAGCGCGCGCTTGATGTCGCTGGAACTGATGCGATGTTGGTGCCTCGGGCCCAGTCGCAGAAGTTCATGACGCGGTCGCCAAGGATCACAGGCTATCGGCGGATCATCCACCCGGAACTGTCGAAGACGGGAACTTGCGGTCTGTGTGTGGCTGCGTCTGATCGTCTCTACGGTCCGACCGAGTTGATGCCGATTCATCCGCCTACTTGTCACTGTGTGCCGCTACCGGTGTATGACGGCAAGGACCCGGGAAGCATCCTCAACAAGCGCGACCTGGACCGTCTTTACCGTGATGCCGGTGACTCGACTTCCGGCGATGCGCTGCGACGTACTCGATACCAGGTCAACGACAACGGCGAACTCGGACCGGTTCTGGCTGAGAAGGGCTATAAGGACCCTCAGTCCGGGCGTCGAGAGCGTAAGCAGCCGATTGGCTCTACGCCGGTCGAGTTGACGCCAGAGCGGGCTCAAGTAGTCCTGGAAGGTCAGAGGAAGGCCCTGGCGAAAGCCCAGGAGCTTGCCGACGCCGATCCGCAGAAGTGGGGCCAGTACCTGTCTCAGGTGCAGGCACGCATCGCCGATCTTGAGAAGACCGCTGATTCCTGAGCGGCACTCCCTTAGTTCACCCGCACGGCCTGGGTCATGGCCGGTTCCCGCCCACGGTGCGCGTTCAAGCGCCGGTCGAAAGAAGGCACCATGCACAAGCGCAAGATCACCAGCCTGATCGTCAAGACCGCCGATGGCGAGCCTGATGCTGGCGGTAGTGGTGAGCCCGATCCCGACGCCCCAAAGGGCGGAGATCCCGGCAAGGGTTCTGAGTGGACTCCTCCTTCCTCGCAGGAGGAATTCGACAAGATCATCACGGCTCGGGTGGCGCGTGCGACCAAGCCGTACAAGGGACTCGACATCGACGACCTGAAGGCCAGGGCAGCCCGCGCGGATGCCTTGGATAACGAGTTGGCGTCGGAGACCGAGAAGGCCGTAAGGGCTGCCCGCGAGGAAGAGAAGAAGTCGGCGCGCAGCGCCTACGCACCCCGTCTGGTCCAGACCGAGTTCCGGGCGCAGGCCAAGGGTGTGCTGTCAGCCGACCAGCTCGATGCGCTACTCGAAGACCTTGACCTGTCCAAGTACCTGACGGACAACGACGAGGTTGATGTGGAGCGCATCGAGAAGAAGGTCACCGCTTTCGCCCCCCCGCCCAAGGAAGAGGCTCCGCCGCCGCGCGGAACCGACTTCGGTCAGGGCCGTCGTGCCGCACCCGCCCCCAAGGGTGTTGACGCCGGTCAGGCGCGGTACGAGGCGACGCGGAAGAAAAGCACACCTCCTCAGCGATAGCTGACCCTTAGAAGGAGCACCAAATGGACCTCAGCGTCCGCACGGATTCTGTTGGGGCTGACGATCAGTCCTGGATGGGATCCCGGCACGGCACGAACAACGCTCGGACGGTGACGCTGGCGAAGGCCTCGTTTACCCCCGCAACTCACTACCCGCAGGGCTTTGTGCGCTCGGGTACTCCGCTGGCGAAGTACACCAGCGGTGGTAACACGGGCCTGTACGGGCCTTACACGCCGGGGGCTACGGATGGTTCGCAGACCTTCGTCGGTCACCTTCTGACCCCGGTTTCGGTCACGTCGGGGACCGGCAACATCGTTGCCGCTCTGATGGACCACGGTCGTATCGTCGAGGCTCGCCTCCCGATCGCGATCGACACCGCCGCCAAGACTGCGGCCGCCGGCCGTCTGATCTACGTCTGAGAAGGGAGGACTGACCAATGGCACTCTGGACTGACATCGTCGACCCCGCAACCCTCACCGGGTTTGTCCGGGCTGATCTCGCCGACTATGAGGCGAACCGCAACACCCTGGCCGCGTTCCTTCCGAACCGGCAGATCAACGACATCATCGTCAGGTTCTCGTCGGGTGGCGCTGGCCTCACCGATGTGGCGATGTACCGCTCGTACGATGCGGAGACGCGGATCCAGTCGGGTCCTGCTGCTCAGCGTCAGACCGTCGAGCTTCCGCCGCTCGGTTCCAAGACCCGCGTGTCGGAGTACGACCGTCTCCGTTCGATCGGGGCTGACTCGCCGGAGGCGGTTCTGACGTCGATCGAGCGCGTTGCTGTGCAGCGTGCTCGTGCGGTCGCTGACCGTGTCGAGGTCGCTCGCGGGGCTGCTCTTGTCAGCGGCACCGTGTCGATCAACGAGAACGAGTTCGTCGCTACCGCTGACTTCGGTCGCGCTGCCGGTCACACTGTGACCGCTGGCACGCTTTGGTCTGCTGGTTCTCCGACTCCGCTGTCTGACCTGGCTGCGTGGACGCAGACCTACATCGACGCGAACGGGCAGGCTCCGGGCGCGATCCTCATGTCCACTGCGGGCATCACTGCGCTTCAGCGGACTGCGGACTTCCGCACGTCGGCTGTCCAGCTCGGTGGGACGCTCCCCGGCCTCATCTCGGTCGATGGCGTCAACGGTGTCCTCTCCGGCTTCGGCCTCCCGCCGATCGTCCGCTACGACCGGACTGTGCGGGTTGCTGGTTCCACGCAGCGGGTGATCCCCGCGAACCGTGTGATCCTGCTTCCGGCTCAGGTCGGTATCGATGACGCTGAGGGCACTGACCTTGGTGGCACCGTGTGGGGCCGCACTCTGGAGGCTCAGGAGCCGAACTACAACCTGACGCCTTCTGACCAGCCCGGTCTGGTTGTCGGCGCCTACAAGGACGACGACCCGCTGTCCGTGTGGGTGCGTTCGGCTGCGATTGCGCTGCCGATCCTGAGCAACCCCAATCTCAGTTTCTGCGCGACGGTTCTTTGATGAGTCGGCGGCTGGTCGCAAACGTCACGATGATGAGTGACGACGGCATGGTCGCCCACTTCCCCGTCGGCATGTCGGACTCGGACCTGCCGGAGTGGGCGGCTGCTCGCATCACCAACCCTGATGTTTGGGAGCAGCCGGTCGTGGATCTGCCGAGCGTCGTCGTGGAGGTGCCGCCGAAGTCAGGTGCTGGTTCCAGCGTCTCGGCTTGGGCGTCTTACGCCTCTACCAATGACGTTTCGGTGAAGCCTGACGCCAAGCGGGACGACGTCATCGCTGCCTGTGAGGCAGCCGGCGTTCCGACCGACTAGGTATTTGGAGGGTTCGTGTCGTACATCCTGCCGTCTGACCTTGACTGGGTCGGATCAGCGAGTGACACCGGTTTGGTGGCGAAGCTGATCAGCAAGGCTGAGATCAGGCTGGCATCGATTGTCGGCGCGCGCGGCGGGGACCTTTTGGTCCTCGCCGCGGACCCCACCAAACTTCCTCTGATCCAAGATGTCCTCGAGAACGCTGTTGCTCGGGTCCTCCGCAATCCGGAGGGACTCAAGTCGGAGTCTGAGGGCGACTACTCGTACACGTTGAACGCTATGGATGCGTCGGGCAACATTTGGTTTCCTGAGTCGGAGATCGACGCCATCTACTCGGTCGCGTCTTCCTACGGCTCGATTCGTCTGGGTATCACCGCTCCTGGCTGGACGCGATGAGTCTGCTGGACCGGGCCCGTCATTGGGTGTTGGTCGAGTCGGCGGTGTCGGGTGTCGGCGAGTACGGCGAGGACACGGTTACCTACGGTCCTGCCGTGTCGGTGGCGTGTGCTGTGCAGCCGGTTCGTGCGGAGGAGGCTAACGGTCTCGGCGTTCAGGCGGACACGGCCTACAAGGTCATCGCCCGCGATTGGCCAGGTGGGATCCATTCGCGTGTGACGTGGCTGGGTCGCACGTGGTTTCAGCATGGCGAGACTCTGCGCCACTCGATGAGTGCGCGCACTCAGCACGACGTGGCGATCATCGAAGCGGCTAGTGCGGGGGTGCGGTGATGGCGCAGGTTTACAAGAGCGTCGGCGTCGAGGCTGCTCGCATCGCTGGCCGCTCCCCAGAGATGGACGCTGCGGCTGAGAGGGTCGCGAACGCGGCTCGCGCCCTGGCGGCGGGCCACAACATCACGGGCGAGTACCTGAACGGTATCGGTACCAGCGAGATTCGTGGCAAGCGTGGCGTCACTGACCGCATCGCCTTTGTTGACGCCGAGGCTGCCGCTAGCCGCGAGTTCGGTCACCGGACGCGCGACGGCAAGGGCTACGTCGAGGGCCTCCACATCTTCGGCCGTGCGGCTGGCGTCCGCTGATGGCGTTCGCCTATCTGCCGCGCAAGACGGTCGACTTCGAGCTGCTGATGTCGAGCCTGCTCGCCTACGACGGCTTGACGGTGAAGCCGTACATCGACGTCACCGGCTACGACGCCCTGCCGCTGCTTGCGTTCCGTGGACTTAACGGTGTCGGTGTCGGCAATGTCGCTGCTGCCGCTGGCCTTGGTTCATCATGGGACCTGGTCCTGACGCTGTGGACAAAGGGCATGGACGGTCGCCTGTGCGACACCGTCTACCAGCACGTTCACGGCCTCGAGGGCTTCGGCATCGAGAGCGTGGGTGTCGTGGTGAGCGTCGAAGACGTTGCCATGTTCGACCGCGTTGCTGGGGTGGTCCTGCCCGACAAACAGGTCATTCAGTACGACGCGACTTTCTCCGTGACGGTTGAGCCCGTCTAACTCCTGCTCTGCCACCCTCTTAACGCCCTCGGGCGTCCTTCAACCGACCCCGGAGGTCATTCGTTATGCCTGCTGCTGACCCGTCCAAGCTGATCATCCCGTCGCGTGGCCTCGTGTACAAGGGCGATGTCGACGCGACTCCGCCCGCTGCTTCCACGCTGGCGACGCTGTCTGACACGACTGTGCCTTCGGGCTCGGGTAACTGGGTGTGCCTTGGGCACACGTCGCGCGAGAACCTTCCTGCGTACAGCAAGGACGGCGGTGACGTGAACACGTTCGGATCGTGGTTCAACGACGCGATCGACTCGACGACCGACCCGATCACGTGGTCGCTGACGATCAATGCCCTGCAGTCGGATGCGACGACTCTCGGGCTCGCATTCGGTGGCGGCGTGCTGAACGCTGAGGATGGCACGTTCGATATCGGCACCGTCTCGCAGACGCCGTGCTCGCTGCTGATCCTGATGATTGGCGGCGTGAAGCGTCGGGCGCTGTACCACCCGAACACACTGACGAGCATTGGCGACGCTCCCGAGATCGCCGTGGACTCGTACTTCGAGATCCAGCTTCAGGCGTCGCTGCTCAACTCGGGCGGCACGACGGCCGGTTCGACTGCTGCCGCTCCGGCTGGTTGGGCTGGGAAGTTTTGGCGGATCATCGACCCGGCTCTCGTCGTTGCGCCGTGAGCGTCTCCCAGCAGCTCGTTGCGACGTGCGATCACCTTCAGTGTGAGAACACGGTGTCGCGTGATGGTGGTGCGCCGAATGACACGGACCTGCTGTCGTGGCTGGATTCTGTGGGTTGGATTCAGTTCAAGACAAAGCAGCAGCAGACGGTGACGGGAACGTTCACGTTTTGTGCTGCGCACCTGATCGACCTTCGCGGGTTCTTCGGGAACTCGCTCGACGCTTCTGTCGGGCTCACTCTGGTCCTAGCCAAGATCGGCTGACCTTTCCTACGCAGCGCCGGTCCGCTCTTGGCAGGGCACGGGCCGGCGCTGTGCCCTGCCAAAGTCCCTGCTGCCAGTTAGGATACGAAAATGACCCTGCCTAGTTGTTCTCACCCCGGCTGCTTGCTTGAAGCGTTCGAGGGCGCGTCGTCCGACCTCGTTTACATCACCGAGGCCAACACGATCACCGCCTACGACCTACAGCCTCCGCGCGACCGGATCACCTTGTACTTTTGCTACCACCATTGGGCTTGCGTAGTGAAGATCTTTGGACACATGCTCAGCCCCGCGATCACCCTGCGCGATATTGGCTGGCCTGGTGACGATCGTGACTACTTTCCTGAGGCTTGCCGAAGTGCAGACCACGAGCCGAAGGGTCGTCACTGGTGGATCTGGTTTCGCCGTCAGGAAGAGGTGGCGGCATGACAGAACGCAAAATGCCTCAGGATCGGCAGCAAAAGAAGACCGCCGATGAGAAGCCTGAGGGTTGGGAACTGCTGAAGCCGCCTGGCGATGTGCCGGGTTGGGATCAGGCCGAGTTCCTGGCCGTGATCGAGCCGCTGACGAAGTCGGCGAACGCGCAGGGTGAGGTTACCTTTTCTGCTGACGTTCTCCGTGTGGTGGCCGAGGTGGGCATCCTCACCTATGAACGCTTCGCCAAGGATCCTGCTGCCTTCCAGAAACTGACCACGGGTGGCATGTCGGGTCTGACGAAGATGATCGAACTCTGCTTCTGGTATGCCGACCTGCTGGGAAAAGCCGAAGGCTCCGCGACTTCTTGACGGAGCATCCCGACGTCACATTCGACCTGTGGGACCTGTTTCACTTCGACGTCGAGGAAGTCTTCGCCGGTCGTAGGGCCGTTGAGTGGGCGTACGGGCTGATTGAGCGGCTCCTTGACGAGCCGTGGTCGCGGTATCGGGCGAGGCTGTTGGGCGGCGACAAGTGGCGTGAGCACCTCGGGTGGACGCCTGACACGTACACCGCGGTTTTGCTGGTCGACGCGCTGCAAGTGAACACGTCGGTGACGGCTTACCACGGCTCCGGGAAGAAGCCGAAGCTACCGCAGCCCGTGCCGCGTCCGCTGTTGCAGGACGTGGATCCGGAGCAGTTGAGCGACGAAGATCTGGCCGCGTTGGCCCGAGAACTTGACATGTGAGAGGCGGGTGAACTGTGCCGACTGGTGCTGGTAAGTCCGCTGGTCGGGTCAGTATCCGCGTAGTTCCCGACTCCACAGGGTTCCGTGCGGACCTTCAGAAGTCTCTTGACCGCATTGAGCGCACTGCGTCCCTTGACGTCAAGGTTAAGGCTGACACTTCGAGTCTGCGTGAGTCGTTGGTCAAGGCCAAGGAGACTGTTCGCAGTACGGAACTTCCTAAGGTCAAAGTCGCTGCTGACCTGTCGAAGTTCGACGAGCAATTTAAGTCGCTCGATCGGAAGCTTGCTGGAAACCCGCTGCACATGCGGTTGGAGGCGGAGACCGAAAAGGCCGAGGCGGAACTCAAGAGATTCCGAGACTCGCTCGGTATTGGGCCTGTGACGGTTGAGGTTCAGGCGCAGATCGACGAGGCTGAGCGGAAGATCGCAGGCCTCAAGGCACGCGCGGCTGATGAAAAGGCCAAGTTCAAGATTGTGCCTGAGGTCGACAGCACGGCGAAGCGGATTGTGCAGTTCGAGCTGATCCGACTGGCGACCAACAAGGTCGTTGACATCGTGGTGCGCATCAACAAGGCGTCTCTGCTAGCGGTCGGCGGCGCTCTGGCGTCCCTCTCTGGCGGCAAGAATGCCGTTGGTTACCTCCGTGGCATCGGCGGAGCGCTCACTAATCTGGACAAGTCGATCCCGCGCATCGCGCTGCTGGCGACGTCCATCGGTGCTGTCGGGGCTGCGTCGTTCGCTTCGCTGTCGGGGACTCTCTCTTTGGCGTCGGGGCTGCTGGCTGTATCGGGCGCCGCCGTGGCGCTGCCCGGTTTGCTGGCTGGCATCGGTGTAGCAGGCGGGACGCTCGCCATCGCACTGACGAATGTCGGCGATCAACTCGGCGATCTGCTGCCGAAGCTTACGGACTTCCAGCTCGCTATTTCTAAGAACTTCTTCGACAAGGCCGAGGGTCCGATCCGGAACCTCGTCGACTCTGCCCTGCCCGCACTCCAGACTGGCTTGGGTAGGGTGTCGACGTCACTGGGCGGCTTTGCGGCTGCGGCTGCCACTGCCTTTCAGGGCCTCTTCGACCGGGGTGATCTGTCGCCGCTGTTCAACAACACTGCGCTGGCGATCGACAAGGCGAAGGTGGCGATCACTCCGCTGCTGTCGGCGCTGACGACGCTGGTGACGGTCGGGTCCTCGTACCTGCCGATTCTGTCGTCGTCTATCGGTGATGTCGCCACGCGGTTCGACTCTTTCATTCAGGCTGCTGCGGCCGACGGTTCCCTGAGGGGCTGGATCGACACTGGTATCGCTGGTCTGAAGTCGCTCGGCTCGATCGTTGGTTCTGTCGCGGGGATCCTCAAAGGTCTTTTCGATGCGGCTAACGCTGCAACGGGCGGTAACGGCCTCGCCGTCTTCGCTCAGGGACTGCAGCAGGTGTCGGACGCCGTTAACTCGTCGGGCTTGCAGTCGGCGCTGACAACGATCTTTACGGGCGCGCAGGCTGGCGCCCAGGGTCTTGCGGCTGCCATCAAGCCGATCGGTGCGCTGCTGTCGTCGCTGGCGCCCACGATCTCGGGTGTGTTCGAGACGGCCGGTTCCGTCATTGGTGGTGCGCTGTCGGCGATCGCCAACGCCCTGCAGGCTCCTGCCTTCGCACGGGGGCTGACCGGCTTCTTCGCGGGTATCGCTACCGGCGTCAACGCTGTTCTCCCCGTGCTTCCCGCGATCGTGTCTGCGCTGTCGGCTGTTGCGGCTACGGCTGGCATGGTCGCCGCTCAGCTCGGCCCTGTCTTCGCAGCGTCGTTCGCGGCCATCGCACCGGTCGTCACGTCGGTGCTGTCTGCGCTGCAGCCGCTGATTCCTGTGCTGGGTGAGGCACTTGCTACGTCGGTCAGCATCCTCGCGGTGTCGCTGCAGCAGTTGGCGCCGATCTTCTCCGCCATCATCACTGCCGTCGCGCCTCTCATTCCGATCCTTGCGGGTGCGCTCGCAGGGGCCATCACCACGCTGGGGCCGGCTATCACGACGCTGGTCACGGCTCTGGGCACGGGCTTGGCCCCGACCATCGCGGCTATCGCCACAACTGTGGCGGCCCTCGCTCCGGTGCTGGCTCAGACGATCGTCGCGCTTGCGCCACTGGTGCCGCTGATCCTGTCGCTGATCCCGCCCCTGCTGCAGCTCGCGACCTCGGTTCTGCCGCTGATCCCGCAGATCGTGGCCCTCATCGTGCCACTCGTGCAGCAGCTCGTGCCGATCATCGCGCAGATTATCTCGGCAATCATCCCGCTGGTACCGACGCTCATTCAGCTCGTTGTCGCGGCCCTGCAGTTCGCGGCTGCGATCCAGGGCAGCGTCTTCGCCGCGCTGAGTGCCCTGGCGGCGCTCCTGCCGGTGGTCATCGCCGCCATCAACGCATCATTGACCGCCATCACCACCTTCGTGCAGGTGGCCGTGGCTTTGTTCACCGGCAACTTCTCGGCCATTCCTGGCATTGTGTCGGGCGCCATGGCTCGGGTGGTCGGCTTCATCCGCTCGGGACTCGCCTCGGCGGGAGCGGTCATCTCGTCGTTTGCTGCGGCGGGTGTCGCAAGGGTCGTGGCTTTCGGCTCTGGTATCGTCTCGGCGGTCTCGAGCGCTCTGTCGCAGTTCGTAGCGCGGATCTCAAGCGGCATCAGTCAGGCTGTGGCGCTGCTCGCGAGCCTGCCTGGTCGGGCGAGGTCGGCCATCGGCAACGTCGGCGGTCTGTTCGTCAGCGTCGGCGCGGACATCATCCGCGGCATGATCTCGGGCATCAACTCCGCCATCGGTGGCCTGGTTTCTGCTGCCGCGAATGCTGCCAAGTCGGCCCTCAGCGCGGCGAAGTCGGCGCTGGGCATCAACTCCCCGTCACGCGTCTTTCGTGATGAGGTCGGCAAGCAGATCCCTGCGGGCATTGTCGTCGGCATCAAGTCCGGTGCGGGTGCGATCGACAACGCCGTAGCTGGTCTCGTCAACCCGAACACTGCCGCTCTGGCTGCAGCCCGCATCACGTCGCCGCTGGTCGTTGGCGGATCAGCGAACGTCGACCGCTCCATCAACATTGGCAGCGTCACGGGCACAGACGTGCAGTCTTTGGCGTCCGCGATCATGGCCGAGATTGCCATGCGTGATGCCATGTCCGCTGCTACCGGGTGGGGCTGAGCATGGCGATTGTTGGCGCATACCCGATCATGCTTGCCCCCACGCAGGTGGTGGACTCGGAGACGCGGACCCTCGGGTTCCGCAACCTTGACGGCACGTCTTTCTTCGACTGCACGGGCCGCGAGTTCGCTGGCATGGACGGCATGACGGGCCTCGACCTTCCGCCTGTGGAAGCTGTCGAGGACCGCGTACCGGGTCAGCACGGCGACCGGCTGCTGTCGATGCGTTACGCCTCGCGGGACATCACGTTCCCACTGTGGGTCCGGTCCGACTCGAGCCACCGCGACTTCCTCCGCAAGCGCAGTGAACTGCAGGAACTGTTCGACTTCGATGACGTGGACTACGCCTACGAGGGCGGCACGTTCGATCTGGTCGCGAACAGCATCGACGGCAACCGCGAGCGGACCCTGCGGGTTCGGTACGTCGGCGGCATGGAGGGAAACCTCACGCACACGGCCGAGCGCGCACGTTGGGCTATGCTGCCGTTGAAGTTCCGGTGTGTGCGACCATTCTGGTCGGGTGCGGATTGGGCGACTCCTGAGATCCGGCAACTGGTGTCGGGTGTGTCGTTCTTCCGTCGCTTCCCGGGGCAGTTGAGCAACGATCGGGCGCTTGGTGCGGATATCACGGTGACGGTGCCGGGTACGGCGCGGTCGTGGCCGCAGATCAACGTGACGGGGCCTTCGACGGGTGTGCAGATCACGGGCCCGAACTTGTACGTCAGCATTCCCGGTGGTCTCACTGAGGGTGAGGTGCTGGTGCTGGAGACGGACCCGGAGCTTCGCGCTGAGGGGACGACGTTCGACGGTGACCCGGATTGGGCGCGCATCTCCCCGAACTGTGTGTTCGGGTCTGGGCTGCGTCCGGGGAACAACACGTTCAACATCGACGTGGGTACGGCTGGTCCGACGACGGTCGCCTACGTGGCTGGCGTCTCCCGGTGGAAGGCGCCCTGGTAGATCAGACCCTCCACTCCGGCTGGTAGTCCGGGTGATCGGCATAAGGTAGGGCGAGAAGGCGTACGGCGTCGCTGCTGGCGTCTTCCCAGCCTGATTCGTATCCGCCTTCGTAGTTGGGGAACTGGGCGGTGCCCTCGACCTGGCTCAGCGCCACGATCCGCCGCTTGGCCTCGCACTCAGCCAGCACGCGGAAAGGGTCGTGCTTGGCGATGTGCTCGGCATACGCCACGCGTACGGGATGAGAAACAAGAGCATTGGCGGTGCCCACCTCTCCGTCGCTGTCGTGTTCCCAAATTGTGTAACCAGACGCGGCGTCGCAATCCGCGGCGGCTTTCTCGTCTTCGGCGATGCGTGCAAGCAGAAACTCGGCGAGGGTCATGCCTCATCATCTCGCACTTACACTGGACGGAGGCGTGTTGGACGTCCGCGTTTTGTACGGAAATTGTTACGGCGGTTACTCGCTCCACGACGACGACCGCAAGGTCAACGGCAAGGACTACGCCCAGCGCGTCCCCCTACTCGTCAACCTGATCGTCAACTCTGGTGCGCACGTCTTCCTCGCGGTTGAGATCCACGAAGAGACCAGCTCGTCGTTCGGTGCCGCTGGCAGTGGGCACAAGTACCTGCTGAACGCGCTCAAGGCTGTCGATCCGGACTGGGCGCTACTTGAGGGGCGTGCGGGCAACCACTGCTACTACAAGCCGAGTCGTCTCGACGCGATCAGCGCGACGAACAAGAATATGCCCGGCTCAAGGTCCATGACGGACTTTGTGCTGCAGGACTCGGCTACCGGCTACCAGTGGCACAACGTCCTCGCGCACTTCCGCGCCGACGACAAGGACTACTACACCCCGAAGACGCACCAGAAGCGCAAGGGCAAGGAACGCACCAAGGAGCGCCGCCAGCAGGCTGAGTTCGTGGTCAAGTACACGGCGAACCTGCAGCGGGCGATCATCGCTGGTGACTTCAACTCGTCGACCGATGCGTCTGGGTATCCTCGCGCGATCTTCAAGGCGGCCGGTTTCCAGGGTCTTCGTGCTCGATCGACAACGCCAGTGGTGAACAAGGACCGGTCGACGCGTTCCACGAACTCGAAGGCGAAGTTCTGGATCGAGGACATCGAGACGCGCAAGACGCAGACGGTGTCGAACGCGGCGCTGATCCTGACGAACGGCGCATCGGACCACAACGGTTGGCTTGTTGCGACGATCACGTGGTCGGACGCTGGCGTTGCTGCGGTGCAGGCGGGGCTGCGGCCTGTCACGTCGTCGCTGGCGGCGACGTACGCGGGTCTACCGTGGACTGCTCGGGTGCGGAACCCCGACCTGTCGCTGGGTGTACCGCTGTCGTTCACGCGAGCTGAGCTGGTCGAAAACTACTGCGCGCCGAGTATGTTGACGCTCACCGGTCGCACGTCTGATCTTGAGGCGGGCGCGAACATCGGCACGGGCGTGCTGATGACGGACGATCAGGGTGGCGTGCGCTGCTCGGGTCCGCTCGTCAACTTTGTGCGGCGTGGCAACAAGACGATGACGCTGGTCTACCGCAGCGATGCTGTGGAGGCTGCCGGTCGGATTGTGTGGCCGTCGCCGCTGGGTGCGTGGTCGAAGGCGGGCCAGGTTGCGGCGTACCACGTCGTGTCGGGCACGGCGGAGACGCGGCTACTCACGTACCTGTCGCTACACCTGGGCCCGAGTGCGCGGGTCGAACGGCGCTTGTCGGCCCTGCGGCTGCCTCTCACCAAGGAGCGCGGGCCGACGGCGGTGACGTCGGCTCGGTTCGACATCCTCGGTGAACTTATGGGCGTCCTCGCAGAACTGGCTGGTCTGCACTTCGGGATTCGGCAGGCGTACGACGGGATGACGCCGTATCGCGAGTTCTACCTAGACGATGCTCCGGACTTGTCGGAGTGGGCCCGTTTCGGAACGCCCGAGTCGGGTGGCCCGTACATGCTCAGCAGCGACTGGTCTTACTCGGGCGGGCTGGGTGCGACGACGATCCTTGGCGCGGCTGGTGGCGAGGGGTCTGACCGGATCCTCAACGCTGTCACCGATACCGATACGGAGGCCCTGTGGCATCGCCGGGTCGAGTACTTCCTTGACCAGCGCAGTCAGACCGACCCCACCGAGATAGCTGAGGGTCTGGCGAAGGCGCTGCTCGACAAGGCCGGCGCGTCTGACGTGTCCGTGCCGCTGGGCAGCGTTCCCGGTATCGGCACGACCATCCCGATCGGCGCTCGAGCGTCTGCGGTCCTCGATGGGCAGTTGGTCACGGACCGGATCCGCCAGATCACTACGGTGCTGTCGTCGGAGAACGGCGCAGTTCCTACGCAGGTCGATGCCGTCCTCGGTTCCCCCGATGCAGGCGTGAAGTCCCCGACGTGGCGTCAGCTTCAGCAGATGCTGCGCCGCATTAGGGAACTGGAGCGCCGCTAAACCGCCCACTCCTGCTGGTAGTCCGGGTGATTGGCGTACGGGTAAGCAAGTGCCTCTATAGCCGCCCACAGGCCTTCGCGGGCGGGTGGGAACGCAATGCGGTCGCTCAGACTTCGAGGATTCAGCAGCATCTCGTACGCCTGGACGATCTGACGTTTTGCCTCGCACTCGGCCCGCATGCGTGCGTCTGTCCAGTGGATGGGGTCATCGCAGTAGAGCCGCAACACGGTCTCGCCTTCGATCACGCCCCCAATCGCAGCCTCATCTTCAGCAACTCGGGCGAGCAAAAACTCAGGCAGGGTCATGCCGCCAATTCTCTCACTTAGGAGATGCCTTGACAGGCTCATACCCGGCTGACGGTAACGGTGGCCTGACGATTACCGACTGGGCCGACTTCTTCAACAGCCGTGACGGCGCTACTGACTCCTACGTGGCCGGTGACCTGGCGCTGACACGGATCGACGCGGGCAACCTTTGTCAGATCGCACCCGGCAAAGTTGACATCAACGGTTACCGCCTTGTCGTCGACGCAACAGAGGCGCTGACCTGCCCGACGCCCGCATCGGGTACAGCGACCTACTACATCGTCGCCTACTACGACCCGAACCTGAACGTTGCCAACGCTGACGGGTCCGCTCCCCGCCCCCTCGGGCCGTGCCGTCTCGGCCTCTACGCGTCGACTGACATCGAGGCTGAGCTGGCGGCGAAGTCGTGGGTGCTGCTCTACCAGATTGTCCGCGGCTCCGGGCAGCTTCTGTCGGCTGCCGTCGTGACGTCTTTCGTGCGCTGGCTCGGTGGTCCGTCGATCGAGTGGCCGCTCAGCATGACCAACCCGCCGACCGGGTCGTACCTGCTGCCTCGCGGAACCCTGCGTACCGCCATGGACTCGGGCGCCAAGCGGTCCCTGCTCGTCCGCAGCCTCAACTCCAGCGGCGTTATGGCGTGGGTCGACCTGCTCAACCAGGGGCCGTTCGCTTTTCCGTCGCCGTCGTCCCTCGTGGCGAACAGCGGCCCTGCTCAGTACTTCGTGCACTCGGGCGTCATGGTCAAGTGTCGCGGCACCCTCAAGCGGTCCAGCGGCACCCTCTCCCAGTCGAGCAACGACGTCACCCTCGGCACCCTCCCCGCCGGCTTCCGGCCTGCCTTCACCGAACGGTTCCTGTGCAAGACAGGCGCCGGCAAGAACTACATCGAGGTGCGCGTCGAGCCGAACGGCGTCGTGACGATGACCGGCGAGTCCGGCGTCGACTGGATCGACCTCTCACCCATCTCGTTCCGCGCTGAGAATTAGGACGTTGCCTGATGGCCCGTAACCTGTATTCGCCCATTTTCGTCCAGCTCGCTGGTACCGCCCTGCCCGCGCCGAACCTGCCGTTCACCGTGTGGACGGATCTGACGACCGGCACGAACGTCACCGCCCAACTCGTCATCCCCGACGGCACCGCTGCCTACTCCGCGGTCACGGACAGTCAGGGCAACATCGCGCCCTTTCGTGGCCCCGACGACTACGTGGGCAACCTCTTCGTTGACACGGGCGCCTCGTACCGCTTCCAGCTCGACTCGCCGACGCTACTCGACTACCTCGTTACAAACGCTCAGTCGGGCGGCGCGAACGGTGTCACCGACCACGGTGCCCTGTCTGGCCTCGGCGACGACGACCACCCGCAGTACCACACGGACGCTCGCGGCGACTTGCGCTACTACACGCGGGCGCAGTCTGACGGCAACGTATCGTCGGCCGTCTCGGCGTCGTCGGCCGAAGATCGCAAGCGTTCAAATCACTCGGGCACGCAGCTTGCCTCAAGTATCAGCGACTTCACTCCCGCCGTCCAGGCCGTCCCCGGCTTCGGCGGCGGTACTACTTCGGTGGCTGACGGTTCGGTCACGGATGCAAAGGTCGTCGCGGGCCGCTCCCTCATTGGCTCCACAGCCGGCTGGGAAGCACTCCAGGACCACCTCGGCACCACGTTCCTCCAGGGCGGTTCCTACGACGACGCAGCGGGCACGTGGACGCCGATTGCGGGTGGCGGCGGAGGCGGGTCCAACTCTGGTGTCGACGTCTACGCATACGGCTTCCGCACCACGAACACGCGCGACCAAAACGGCACCGCTCTCCTGTCCGCCGTTGGTGCTGCGGGCAAGCGTCCCGTCTACTGCTCGGTGCCCGGTCGCTACCCCCTCGCGGTGACGTTCGCCAACGAGGACATCAACCTCGACCTCTCGAGCGTTACCCTCATTCACCCGCAGGTAGCGGGCGACATGAAGCCGGTCATCACCGTTGAGCGGTCGTTCAGCACCCCGCAGGCGGTCGGACCCACCCGCGTCGTCGAGTGGGGTCCTCGCCTCACCGGTGGCGTGTCCTGGTCCGCGAAGTACACGGCGATCGACCTCACCTCGGGTGGGTACTCCGCGTACAAGGGTGGCGACCTCATTCATATCTCGTCGGGTGACGTGTACCCGTGGGCGTGGACCGCGATCAAGGCTCCGCTGACGCAGACGACGGGGCTCGTCTACCAGGCTGAGTTCCTGCCCGTCCTCGGCATCGGCATGCTCGTCGTCGCCACCACCAACGGTGGACCCCGTGAGCAGATGATGGTGCAGGGCTCCCTCTCCGGTGCGACCGGCCTCATCCAGTCCGACCTTGTGGGGAACGGCAACGGCGGCATCACCGCCACACAGGCACATATCACGTTCGCTGCTGTTTCGGGTGACTTCCAGGACGGCGACGTACTCACCCGTACAACCGGCGGCAACCCTGACGGTGGCGCAGGCACGTTCGCCGCAGTCGGACAGGCAGTCGGCACCGTCTCTGGCGCGCCCATGCTGCTGATCAACAAGCTCCTCGACTACCAGTACGGCGTCGTCTCCGCGGCACAGGCTAGTCCGGGCACGCAGAAGCCGCTCCAGACGAACACGACAGTCCGCGTCCGCCGCGTCGACCGCACGAGGGTCTGCAACATCCGCGCCAACTTCGACATCGACGGCGTGGCCGGCGACCAGGACAAGTACGTCACGGACGCGTCGCGCATCGACATGATGAAGCTGCGCGGCGTGTTCATGCCGAACGTCGATGCCCGCGTTCACAACTCGTGGACGCGTTCGATCGTCGTCACGTCCTGCTTCCAGGGCCGTTTCCGTGCGATGTTCGACGGACTTCCGAACCACGCCTACCTCGACCAGGAGGGCTTTGGCTACGGGTTCGAGTGCAAGTCGGCTAGCAACGGCAACGTCTTCGAGTACGTTGGGCGGAACCTGCGGCACTCGTTCACGACGAACCCGAACCAGCGGACGTTCAGCACTGGCGACGCCAGCCACATCGACTACGGCACGCCGATGGACAACACTGTTCAGAACTCGGTTGGGTTCGCCACCTACACCAACACTTTCGACACTCACGCGGGCGACCTCCGGACCCGGTTCGTCAACTGTATCGCGGTTGGTGGCGGTTCCGGTGGTCGGTACAACTCGGACGGTGGTGCGCAGTTCGCGTCTCGCGGGTTCGCTACCGAGTGGGTCAACTGTAAGTCGGTCAACAGCGTCGAGGGCATCGACTACCTGGGTGGCGAGCACGACCCCGGCATCGACCACACCGTCATCGTCAAGGACGCCCACGTGCTCGGGTTCCAGGCGCGCGGGTTCTTCGCCACTGACGCCATCACCGACCACTGCTCGATCGTCATCGACGGCGGCAGGTTCATCGGCGATGGTTCACCGACCGGCCAGCAGTACACGCACGAAGCCATCGCCCTCGGCAAGGGCATCAAGCTCACCATCAAGGGTGAAGTTGAGGTGGGCGGCTTCAACGGCTTCCCGATTCGCATGCGCGAGGCTGGCACGGCTGGGATCCAGTCCGAGCTCGACATCATCAGCATGCTCATCGACTACCGGGGCACGACCACCAGCAACGCGCAGGGCATCCGCGTGGACGGCACCCTGGCCCGCGCGAACTATGAGGGCATCACCCTGCGGCTCGCGTCGGGCAGCATCCCCGGTGGTTTGATCACGAACCGTGGCGGCTCAACCGTCCACAACATCGGCCGTGTCGTTCCGTTCGGCCTCGCCGGTCGTACGCTCCCGGTCCTCCAGACGGCCAGCCAGGCAGGCACCCCGACGCAGACGGTCCTCACCGATCTCGTCGGTAGCGGTGGCGGCAGCGGAAGCGGGACGGGCAGCGGGACTCAGGTCACCGTTGACGGCGTGCCCGTGTCGACGTTCGACGTCAGCTCTACTCCGGTCGTGCAGACGTTGACGATCGGCGCGGACATCGCTGGTCCCACGGCGGGTACGACGATCGCGAACCTGTCGCAGTTTCAGACGCGACTCGAGACTGGCGCATACATCGTCGAGGCGGCGCTGTTCTACCAGCAGTCAGTGATCTCGGCGGGTGCACTGCGGTTCGGTCTCGGCGGGCCGGGTGCTGCGGGTGCGTCGATCACGAACGTCCTCGTTGACCAGAACACGTCGGTCACGGCCAAGTCGGCTGGGTTCGTCAGCGTTCTCGGGTCGGCTGGGAATGCGGTCGTGACGACCGCTGGCTCGGCGAATGTTTTCGGACTCTCTGCTGGTACGGCTGCGACGACGCTGCCGATCCTCGTGAAGGGACGCATCCTCGTCACCAGTGCTGGCACGCTCGGCCTCATGTGGGGGCAGTCGAACGGTGCGACGTCCGCGGCCACGCTGAAGGCCGGGTCGTACATCACGTTCACGAAGGTGTCCTGATGCCGGGTCGCGTCCTGTTCGTCCCTGGTCGTGGTGTCGTCGACATCCTCGACGGCGGCTGGACGGAGAGGGACGCTGCAGCGCCGCCCACATCCGGCGGCGGAGTGGTCGTACTGTCGTCGACTCTTGATGCTGCGACGGTGGCGAATCCGATCAGCCTCACCGACATGCGGACGTTCATCGGCGCCAACTACGGCGGTGCCACGAACTACCAGTACACGTCGGTCGTCTCCACGATCGGTACGGGTGGCACGACGTCGAAGGTGCTGAACCAGTACATGCGCGCTGGTACGTGGGGGATGCCCGGCGGTACCGGTAACGGCACCGGCATCGCGCTCACCTCGACGCCGCTCAAGGGCGGTGCGGTTGACGAGGCGTCGATCGAGTTCGACATCCGGTTCGTCGGGTCGGGCCAGTGGGATCTCGGCGGGAAGATCCCCGGGCTCGGTGGTCTGCTCCCCGGTCAGAGCGGTGGCATCCCTACCGGTGGCACGCCGTCGATCTACGGCTGGTCCGGGCGCAGCATGTTCCGCCGCAACAACGCGGCCCCCACGGTTTCCGCGAACTGGGTCGGCTACATGTACGACCCGACGCAGCCCGCGAACCAATACGGGCAGGACCGTGCGACCGGGCAGCTCTTCACCTGGGGCACGTGGGTCCACGTCAAGCAGGCGTACAAGATGAACACGGTCACCACGGAGGGTTCGACTAACCCCCCGGCAGACGGCGTGCACCGCATGTGGTTCAACGGGAATCTCGTCTACGAGAACACGTCGCAGGTGTTCCGCTACTACAAGGCCGCGAACATCACCGGCATAGTGTGGGACAACTTCTGCGGCGGCAACGACGTCTCGTTCGCCGTCCCGAACGACTTCAACATCCAGTTCGACAACCTCGTCATCACGACCGGTGCGGGAAGCAGCGACGTGGGCGGCTCCGTACCCGTCGGTGACACGACCGCACCGACGACGCCCACCAACGTCGTTGCATCGAACATCACGAGCAGCGGCTTCGACCTCGCCTGGGGAGCCTCAAGTGATGCCGTCGGGGTCACGTCGTACAGCATCCAGCTCAACGGCTCCACCTACACGACGAGCCCCACGAACAGCGCGACCCTAGACGGCCTGACGAACGGCACGGCCTACTCGGTGCGGGTGACGGCTCGGGATGCGGCGGGGAACTTCTCAGGCCTGTCGACGGCTGTCACGGTGACGACGGCTGCAGCGTCAGCCGCTACGGGCACGCCGCTGCCGTTGTGGGCTGCGCCGGTCGGCGTCAACTCGTACGTCGCCGCGAACCCTGACCTCCAGGTCATCTCCGACGTCCCCCACGCCGCGTGGGTTGGGGACTGGATGTCGACGTCAACTGTGCAGAACACCGTGTCGGGATATCGGACGTCTGCAGCGGGGACGACCATCGCCTTGTGCGTGTACGCCATCCCGGGCCGCGACTCCGGGGGCTACTCCGCCGGAGGGTTCCCAGACCGGGCGTCGTACCTGGCGTGGGTGACGAACGTGAAGAACGGCATGGCGAACGCACCATTCCTTGTCGTGTACGAGCCGGACGCGCTCGGACTCGCCCGCAACCTGAGTCAGACGGTGAAGGACGAGCGCATCGAAACGATGCGTCAGGCCGTGAACATCCTAAAGGTCGGTGCTGCGACGGAGGTGTACGTCGACGCGTCGATGTGGGTCCCGGCGGCGGAGCAGGCAACGCTGCTGCAGGCGGCCGGTGTCTCCGTGTGCCACGGGTTCTCGATCAACGTGTCGAACTTCAACGACCAGGCCACGTGCTACGCATACGGCAACGCTGTCGTGTCCGCGCTGAACGGATTAGGGATCACGGGGAAGAAGTTCGTCGTCGACTCGAGCCGTAACGGCAACGGGTCGTTGACGACAAGTTTTCCCGGGTCGGCGCCGTGGTTCAACACGTCTCAGACGTGGTGCAACCCGCCCGGACGTGGCCTCGGGTTGACCCCGCAGGTTCCGGCTGACCAGCCGGACTGTCGGGCGACGCTGTGGGTGAAGGACCCTGGCGGTTCGGACGGAACGTTCCCGACGGCCGCCCAGTCCACCTATTTCGGGGAGAACGCTCCGGCTGCGGGCAGTTTCTGGGTGAAGTACGCCCGCGACATGATCGCCAACACCAGCACTCCGAGGCCATATTTTCAGCAGGCTGACTGGCTATGGCAGGCGCTGCCTCCGAACCCGGTCCTCGATGCAAACTCGTCAACGTGGGTCGGCTACCTGTCGGAGGCCGGGAAGCAGCGCGGCCTGGCGCTCGTCGACTACTCGACCGCACTCAGCCAGGCGACCGCATCCACTCCGCGCTACGACATCACGTTCGCCAACGTGCCCGCGTGGGGGCCGGACCCGTTCCCCGACAACATGCCCGTCCCGAACGGGCAGATCGTCCCCCCGGGCACAGACGGTCACGTTGCTGTCGCGGACCCGACGACGAACCGCGTCTACTCGCTGTGGCAGGCGACGCCCACGCCGAACCCCCGCAGCGCCACCTACGGCGGACTGGCCGCGCTCAACGGCAACGGTATCGAGACGGCGGGCTCAAGCACGGCGGGCAACCTGTCCCGCTATGCCGCCGTGATCCGAGCTGCCGACCTCACCGCAGCAGCGGCGGCAGGCACGGGGCTTCCCTATGCGCTGTTCTGCTCGTCCGACGTCGTGGGCACCTCGTTCCGCGCGCCGTCCACCAAGGCTGACGCGACCGCCAACAACGCCAACGTGGCAACCCCGATCCCGAACGGGGCGCGGATCTTCCTCGACCCGACGATCAACGTGGACGCCATCCCCAGCATCACCGCCGGCGAGAAGGTCATCGCTCGGACGCTCCAGCAGCGGGGCGCATACCTGGCCGACAAGGGCGGGTCGCGGCTCGGGTTCATCTGCGAACTTCAGCCGGACGGCGTCTCCGGTGGCACACCAGGCGCGGCGTACACGGCCCTCGGCTGGAACTGGGACTACTTCAACATGACTCATATCCCGTGGGGATCACTCCGCGTGACTGCTAACTCGAGCGGCACCTGATGGCCCCGCACCGGCTGAAGTCGAGGCTTGATCTGCGCAAGGAAGCAGCGGGGTTCACCCCGCCAACGTTCCGGTTCTGGCTCATCGCCCGCACCCCCACTGTCCTCATCGACAACCTCCTCGAAGTGCTCGCGGCGATCGTTGGCCTGATCCTCGGCCCAGCGTTCATGACGGGATTCGTCGCCACCCCCGTGTCGAACCAGATCTCCGTACCTGTGACGATGGCGTTGAGCTGGGTCCTCATCATCGGAGGGGTCGTCGTATTCATCGGACTCCTCATCATGAAGTACGGGACGACAGTTCCGGCGGGGATGTTCATGCTCGCCGGCGGCTTCCTCTGCTATGGGGTGGCGGTCATGGCGTACGCGGAACTTCGGGTCGGCTTGGTGACGCTGGTCCTCCTCGTCGGCCTCGCGGCCCTCACCGCATGGAAGGGTTTCCTGTTGCGGTCTACATTCCTGCTCGTCTCTGCCCGGCCGGTTCCTACGGACCACAAGGGCTGAGCGGGTGGACGTCACCGCAATCCTGCTCGTCATACTCGGGATCCCCAGCACCGGAGGTCTGTTTGTTGCAGCCAGAGCGGCTATCCGTTGGCTCAGCAAGGGCCGCAAGGGCCGACGGGCTGAGGTTGAGTCGAGGCGCATCCACGACGACGTAGCCGCAGCCAATGCGAGCGTGCTTGTTGTCGCTCAGTCGCAGCAGCAGCTCGTCGCCGACAACGCTCGCCTTCGGGTCCAGCTAGCCGAGTCCGACGCCCGTCATGCGGCAGAGCGCGCGGAGTGGATGGCCGACAAGGCTCAGATGCGCGCCGAGATCGACGACATGGAGATCCGCCTGCGCACGGCGATGGACCGCCTCAACGAGGCCCTCGCCGAAGTCCACGAATGGCGACGCAAGCACGGATCGGACACCGCAACGTGAGTGCTCGTACATGGCAGGTGTGGGCTCACGTCCAGGAGTGGATCGACGGCGACACCTGGAAGGGCTACGTCGACCTCGGCTGCCACGTGTACCTAGGTACCAGCGACAGGCCCATCCGCTTCCGGTGCAGCCTGATCAACGCACCAGAGAAGAGCGCGGGCGCGGCGGGTGCAGAGTCGACTGCCTACGCCCGTTCACTGGTACCGCCCGGTGACTACCCGGCCACATCTACGGGGCTCGATAACTACGGTAGGCCGCTCGTGGACCTGCATCTACCCGACGGGCGCTTGTTCAGCCGCGCGATGCTAGACGCTGGATTTGCAGTCCTTTACCGCTAGGAGCACAGTGCCTCAGTACCCGCTAGGTCGCCTGAAGCAGCACGATGAGCGCTCTCGTGCGTTCGCCTACCGTGCCGCCGCACCCGCCGTCCTCAGGTCGGTCCGCCACACGTCGCACATCGGCATCCTCGACCAAGGGGACGTCGGCTCCTGCACCGGTAACGCCACCGTCGGAGCGCTCGGCTACGACCCCTACTTCTCAACCGTCAACGGCACCTCGCTGGACGAAGACCTCGCCGTCAAGGTCTACAGCCTCGCCACGACACTCGACCCGTTCACCGGCACCTACCTACCGGACGACACCGGATCGTCAGGACTGGCAGCAGCGAAGGCAGCGCAACAGCTCGGGCTCATCTCTGGATATCAGCACGCGTTCAACCTTGCCGCTGCACTTACCGCGCTACAGGCTGGGCCAGTCATCACCGGAATCACTTGGTACGAGTCCTTCTTCACGCCCAGTAGCAGCGGACTCGTCAATATCCAGACCGGCGACAAGCCAGCAGGCGGACACGAGGTCTGCGTAGACGGCTACGACGACGCCGAGCAGCTCGTGTGGTTCCGCAATTCGTGGTCGGACTCGTGGGGTGTCGGTGGCCGGTTCTGCATGCCCGTAACGACGTGGGCGCAACTCCTGTCCGACGACGGCGACGCGACGATCCTGACGCCGCTCACGCTGCCCGCGCCCGTCCCCAACATCACCCCCGACGCCATCCTCATTCGAGCGATGGACCCGTGGGCGTCAGGTACCTTCGCCACCTACACGAAAGCAGGCAAGGCCGCATCCGCCTTCCGTACGTGGCGCGCAAGTAAGGGGATCTAGGTGGTCATTTTCTCTCACTACTCCCCCTGCCCTTCCTTGAGTCGCCGCAACTCGGCCTCAGCCGCTAGTGCCCGGGCATCCTCGGCGTCGTTGACGATCTTGTACGCGACGCACTGACCAAACGCGTCGTAGACACGCTCAAGGTGATGCGGCTCTTTGAACGCAAATCGGCGGACGCTCCAGCCGAGCCCTGACGTCTTCTCGCTCATCGTCCCTCCAACTGCTCGGTGTAGGTCCACCAGAAAGATCATGTCGGCATCAGCCTCCCAGAGGTGGGATTCCTCAAGCGATTCCGCTGGAGTCACTTGTTCGCCATCCAGTCTTCGTAATCTTCGTAGTCTGACTCATTCAACGTCCCCAGACCGAGTGCACGACGTGTCCTGCAGGGCCAACAGGGGTCCGACTCTCCAAGGACGTAGCACTCCGGCTTGAAGTTCATGTCAGCGCACTTGCGGCAGTCTGGTATCCCCCTGTCCGCTTCTTGCTTCCAGATCTGACTCGTGTAGTCAGTCACGTCGCGAGTTCCTCTCCATCCACTTTGGCTTATCCCAGGGCCGATCTGGCATCGCTATGGCACCACAGGCGCACCTGACCACCTGCAAGTGCAGCCCGAGCCAACCCTCTGACTGCGCGCGGCACCGGTGCAGGTAAAATGGGCGTGGTGCATCCATCCAAGACACGCCGTCTTTGTGAACAAGCTCAAGGGTTTCTTGCCAGTTGCTCATCGGCTGTACCTCTCTAGGAACTTTCTAACCGCCTCACTGACGGTCTCGCCCTTCTCGTCGGCCTTCAGCAGCGCCGCATCCCACACTGCGTCACCGACGCGGACCACCCGGTTCTTCATCGGCTCTCGGGGCATGTCCTCAGAGTAGCGTACGCATAGGCATCTGCATAGGCACTACATCGGAGGCTTCGTGGTCATCCTCGCCGTACCCCGCACAGCCGGCGCGCCCTCAGGTCTGACGGGCGCACACATCACCGCTGCCCTCAAGGCCGCCGGTGCGGGCTCTGGGCTCGTCATGCCCGCCAGTCAGATCGCCGTCGCGTTCAACGATGCGATCAGCAAATATGGCGGCGGCCTGTTCACCACCATCAACTCCTACGCGGCGCTCGTCTCCGAGTGCATGATGGAGTCTGCCTACTTCCGCACCACCGCCGAGTACGCGACCACTGGCCCTTACCAGCCGTACAAGGGGCGCACGTTCATCCAGATCACCTGGAAGGACAACTACGCCGCGTTCGGCAAATGGTGCTTGTCCGTCGGCCTCGTCACTGATGCGGACTACTTCGTGAAGAACCCGACCAAGCTCGCCGACCTCAAGTGGGCTGCGATCGGCGGCGTCTGGTACTTCACCAAGGTCCTGAAGAAAGACAAGCAGGGCAACCTGCACCCGATCGTCTGGTGGGCCGACGACCCGCTCGCCATCGGTCGCGCCGTCAACATGGGCAACCCGTACAGCACTGCCACGCCCAACGGTCAGAAGGCACGCGACGCCGCCTACGTTGCCGTCGTCAAAGCGCTCACCGCAACCCCACAGGAGCCAGACGTGTCAGTCGCTTTCCGTGGTGGCCGCACCTGTTCGTGCGTCGCCACCAGCCTCCCCCTCGTCGAGAGGGACATGATCAGACGAGGCTTGATCAAGTACAACATCGACGTCTACCAACTCGGCTACCGCAACGACGTCAGCGCCTCTGCCGGCACGCATGCGGGTGGAGGGAACACCGACGTCGCCCAGTTCTCCGACGCGCAGATCGACGTGTGGCGGCTCTGGGGCTGGACTATCCAGCACCGCACCAAAGCCCAGGGGTTCGACATGGACCACGGGCACGGCTGGCCGCTCGGCTGCGACCACCTGTCCGCTGGTGGTCGTGCGCAGGCCACGCAGTGGGCGAACCGTCAGAACGGACTCGCCAGCAAGGGACGCGTCGAAGGCCGCTGGCCGATCGACGACTGGAAGACCGCCATGAAGAAGCGGCAGGCGGAACAGCAGGCACGCGACGACGCGGCAGCCGAAGCCGAACGACAGAAGGAGCTTGAGTTGCCCACGACCAAAGAGGTTGGCGACTACCTCGCCACGAACGACAAGTTCCTCGACGCGATCGCCAAGAAGGTCGCCGAGGCAGTGTGGAACGCCGACGTCATCCCGAACGCTGGCGTCCTTACGTCGAACGTCGACAACGTGAACGTCTCCCCGAAGACGGCACTGACGCAGATCGGCAAGAAGATCAACGACGCGAACGCCGACCTGGACGCTCTGTCCGCCCGGTTTCCCAATCCCAGCCCCGAGCCCCCTCCCGCCGCTTGAGCCGCTGACGTTCAGTGCGTTCCAGTTCAACGCGCGCTGGCCGGGGTTCTCGAGCACACCCGCGTCCCCGTCGTGGGCGGTCCGTATGCCGATGCTGGTCGCTCGGGCGAAGGCATCCAAGGCGTCGGTCCTGATCGTGCAGGAGTTGGGCGCAGACCAGGCGCCCGGCTTCTTCGCCGCGATGGGCTCCGACTGGCACTACGACCGAGCCGGTCTGAACGTCGTCGGCTGGGACACGCGGCAGTGGACGTGGCAGGCGAGCAACCCGCTGGACTTGTCCTCGTTCGGGCAGATGCAGCGGACCCTGATCGCGGTGACCTTACAAGAGTTAGAAGGGTTTAGCGGATCCGACAAAAACGGGTCAAGACTCGGCCGGTTCGCCAGCACCCACCTTGCTGCAGCAGCCTCTGACCTGACGGAAGCCAGAGCCATCGTGGCAAGGGCTACGCAAGCCGCTGAGGTCGCAGGAGCACTCGCCCTAGCTCCAGTACCCACCCTGCTCGGCGCCGACTGGAACAGCCGCGCAGCTACCGACAGTGGACCCTCAGCCCCCCGCACCATCCTCGGTGCGCTCGGCTGGACGTTCGACTCAACCCCGCTCGCCGCCGATGCCAAGAAGGGCATCGACGGGACCGCCGCCAACTACGGCATGGGCATCACCAGCAGCCAGGTCGTCGACCTCGGCACAGCATCCGACCACGACGGCCGCCTGGTCGTCGCCACCACCCAGTAGGAGCACCATGTCCGACCCCACCACGTACCCCGAGCCCGTCTCGACCGACCCCACGCGAGTCAGTCCTAAGGTGGTGATCAGCACCGTGCTCGCGCTGATCGTCCCCGGCGTCATCGCTGGCCTGTCCTACATCCAGGACAACTTCGCCGTCCTCGGGATCGATAACCCGATCCTCGGTACCGCTGTGCTGGCTCTGATCCCCGGCCTGCTCGTCTTCTTCGGCGGCTACCTCAAGCGGGACCCCGCCCGCAACGGCTAACCTCCGACACCCCGCCTGTCGCTCATCCCGGCAGGAGGGGTCACACTTCCGCCCCAACTCTCGCCGCGATCCGGCTGAGGGTTGGGGCGGTTTCGTACGTCTATCGGTAGACCACCGAGATCGTAATCGGCTGCCGAACAGTCCACAGCGCGAGGCCGACAAGAGCGGCCACCATAAGGGTCAGGGCAAACCGCGTTACGGGCCAAGACGTTGGCGTTCCGAGACGCAGGGTAGCGAACACAATCGCCGCGAGGACGAGGACGAGGGCGTTCACTGCCCAGACCCAACAGGGATGTCGCGCAGCAGATTGAGCACGTCGATGTAGGCGCCGCTCAGTTCCTTATGGATCGTCCGCTGCGTTCGGGTGACGCCATCGGCCTTCATAGCTGCGGTCTCTTCGTGTGCCCAGGCATCCACCAGTGCGATCACTTGGGGGAGAGTCAACGGCAGTCGAAACTCAGCCATCGGTTGAGGTCCAGAGTTCCATAGCAGTATCCATGGCGTCGGCGGGATGACAGAACCCGTCGCGCCACAAGAGTTCTGCAAGTGCGATAGTGCGTGGCCTCAACAGGCCTTCTAGGCGAGTGGCGGCGTCAACCTCACCTTCTCCGGTGGCGCGTTGGCGATTCGCGACTAGATCCCTACGCGAAACGATCATCAGAGGTCACCCGACATATCCATGCCGACCAGCCAGCCGACGACGCATCCGAGCACCAA